TGAATCTATTGTAAGACTTAGAGGAATAATAAGATCAATAGTAAATACAGTATCAATAGTAGAAACAGTATCCAGATTAAGAATACTATCCAGAGTAATCACTGATACAGTACAATCTGTAGAATCAGTTGTAAGATTAAGAACACTTGCAAGAATAATTGATGAATCAGTATCAGTACAATCATTTAGAGACAGAGCAAGACAGTTAATAAGAATAATAAATGAAACAATAGAGATTACACAAACATTTGGTAAGAAATGGTCAAGATCATTTACAGAATCAGTATCAATTAATGATGCAAATGTTAGATTGCTTGTATTAATCAGATCATTATCTGACACAGTTAACATAAACGAATCAGTATCAAGGTTGAGAGGTATAGTTAGAGTGATACAAAACACTGTAAACCTAGAAGAAACTGTATCAAGACTAAGAGGTATAGTTAGAACTGTATCTGATATTGTTAATATCTCAGATGCATTTGATTGGTATAGAAATATTACAAGATCAATTACTGAAAGTATATCAGTACAATCATTCAGAGATAGAGCAAGAGAGTTAATAAGAATAATAAATGATACCATAGAAGTATCTCAAGCATTTGGTAAGAAGTGGTCTAGGTCATTTAGTGAGACTGTAAACATATCCACAACTGCCAACTTTAATAGAACGATACAAAGAGTGGTATCTGAAACTGTCTCTGCAATAGAATCAATCATCAGAATTAGAGGAATAAGAAGAATCATATCTGACACAGTAAACCTATCAGAGATTACTCCAAGACTCAGAGGATTGAATAGAACAATATCTGACACTGTTAACATATCCACAGTGGCAAATACCATAAGAGGCAGAATAAAGGCAGTTAATGAGACAGTATCAGTTCAGGCTTTCAGAAACAAGTTTAAGGTTATCATAAGAGTATTAACAGAAACATTAGATGTTGAAGAAGTATTGGTCAGATTCTTTGTAATTACAAAAGTCATAGATGAGACACTTGAAGTAGGATTCCAATTCATCAAACTATTGCGTGACGGTGCTGTAAGAATAAGAAGAAATATAAAAATCAACAGAAAAACCATGGAACAGAAAATATTTAATAAAAATCAAACGAGTAAAACATCAGAAAAAGGCACAAGTAACATTGATGATAAGAATAAAGACGTTAAAATTTATAAAAGAGATGGTAATATAAAAGGTGAAGATAGATGAGTGTAAACATGAATAGACGTAATGTTATATTTACAACAAAAGTTGGAAGTAGATCCACATTAGAATTAACAATAAAAAACAGTGATGGTACTGTCAAAAATCTTACAAATGATACAACTTACGCTACTGGTAAATGGAAAGTATGGAAGCCTGATGGCACTCTTATTATAGATGGAACTATTACATTCTCAGATAGAGAAAATGGTATAGTAACATACACCTTATCTGAAAGTGATACAGCCTCAGCCAATGCAGGCGTGTGGACTGGAGAGGTAGAAATCAAAGATACTTCAGGCACGATCTCAGAACAAACGCAATCTTTTAATTTTACTATTGAGGAAAGTTATTAATGGCAGATATAGTTTTTGTAGCATCAGGTGCTTGTGCTGAATGTGGTCATTCACAAGAAGCACATGATACTAATCTTGGATGTATAGCACCTAGTGATGAAGATTCAAATGAACCATGTCAGTGCCAAAATATAGGTAATTATTAATTATAATCTCTATCACTAGCAAAGTGTAACCATTTTTTCAATATATTTAATCTGTTATCATCTAATACTCTACTACCAGCTTTTGCTCTGGCTCTAATAATATCATTATCACTTAGATGTTCTTTCATTTTATCATAGTTACTACTCATTATATTATTAGCATTAATATCATGTGGTAATCCAAATATACCATGACCAAACTCATGTCTTAATACTTGATCTAAATCCCATGTACTACCTTTCACTCTATCTTGTGGCTCTGGATAATTCACTGGATCTATCTTATGCATGTCTATTCCTTTACCATGATTAGTCCAATAGTATCTAGTGTTAATTACACATTGTCCATTATTTTTACCACCTAAAGGATAATACATGTATGCTAATGTGTTAGGTGTAAGTATCTCATCTTCATCTTCTGATCTAAATTCTATTCTAATATCTCCATTCTCTGCTACTTTCTTAAATGTAATTGGTACATAGAGTGACCATTCTTTTAACGCAAATTTAACAGCTCTATCAACTGCTCTGTCAGAAATTTCTCCATCTCTGTTAGTAATACTGAAAGTTAGTATACCATTTTTTGGTTGTAGAAATCCAAAGTTTTTATCTCCATCTATCATATTTTTTTGGTCTTGTGTTACAGATGCAAATTCTGCTTTACCATTATTCCATGCTATCATTCTACAAATCATGCTTGGCATAACGTTTATAAGACATGTTAGTTATTAAATATTATGTTAAAATTAGCAGATATTACAAACGAAATATACTTTGCTTTCAGAAAAGCACAAGTAGAAGCCATGAAGACTGAGAGGCTTGGTGTCATACATGTCAGTGATATTATCAAACCATGTATGAGAAACGTCATATATAAAAAGACTTTACCTGAGACTGGTATGAATACTGAAGATATGAGATCATTATATTTTGGTCAAGCAATACATTCAGCATCTATGGTAGCAAAGCCAGAGTTTCATGAAATGTTTCTAGCCTATGATTATGTCAGGGATGAACCATTAACAAGGGAAGAAGCATTAAAAATACCAGTAGATGATCCAAAACATCTGGATATTATCTATGGATCTATAGACGATTTAATGGAGATAGATGGTAAATACATTATATGTGATAAGAAAACTACTGGTTCTATTGGATATTTTAGCAAGGCTACATCCAAACCTAGTGAATCACACGTAGATCAAATCAACAGATACAGAGTATTATTGAAAAAATGCTATGATATTGATGCTGAATTTGGATGTGTAATATACATATCAAATGCAGTAGACAAGGAATCAAGGGATAAACCCTCATGCCTACCATTCAAACTAGCACCAATAGAGGAAACTCTAGAGGATATGATAGTAAAATCCAGACAAATAAAGGAATCATTAACAGAAAAGACACTGCCACCTAGAGTAAAAAACTACCTATGTGATGGTTTCTGTCCATTTGCCACTATGTGTTTCGAAGACAATAGGGAGAAATGGGATGATCTACCCTAGTTGTAAACAGGGAGACCATTTCAAATGTCCAATACAATATGGTAACATGCCAAAATGTGTATGCACATGTCATAAAATTATTGGTGCTGGATGAAGATCTATTTTAACGCTAACAATAAAGCACATTTAGAGGCTCTATCAGAATGTGGTGTTAGGAATGTTATGTTATCATTCAAGTATTCTTATGCTAACATTACAAAATTTAGAGATAAGTTTGATAGTATATTTGTAGTGGCTGGTACTGGTACAGAGCCAGATAGGTATCATGATTTACTGATAAAACATAAAGAGAGTTATGACTATGCTACACAATTTGATGTGTTTTATAATATGGAAGAGACTATGAAACATCTAAAAAAAGAAAGAGAGATGGGTATAGACTGGACACTACCAGTATTACAGGGTAACTATCTTAATCATTTATCAATGCTTAGACCTAACAAAGATGATTACTTATGTCTAGGAGAAATACATGGTAAACTAGAAACAGAAGATCAGATGAGAAAACTACCACCATTAAAATATCATGGACTTGCAAAAGGTAAATACATATCAAAGAGTAGAATGTTTGAAAGTCTAGACACATCAGCATGGATCTCAGGTGCTATGTCAAAGAAGACAGAAGTATGGAACGCTGGCTCTACAACATCAATGATGTTTGGAGATAAAGGTAAGAGTATGATTCCAATGTTACGACACAGTTGTGAAGTTCATAAAGAACATCTAGAAAAAATAAAAGTAAAAGCAGAAGATGTTGTTAACGCAGAATACTATTCATTATTAAGAGCACCACTAGCTTTACTCTTTATGCCAATGTGTAAACATTTAAATATCTACGAGCAAAACTTTAAATACTAACTATATAACTGTTATATAATGGATGAAGATAAAGAAATTTTTAAAATTAAATCTGTAAATGGTAACTTTGTTGTTAAGGAAGATAAAAGAAAAACAATATCTCCGTTTAATTCTGCTAAACATTTCAAGGATGCAAACATACCAGCATTATGTGATCAGTGCATATACCGTAGTATAGAAGAGGGTGGTAATGGCAAGTGTCCAAAGTATGAGAAAGGTGCAGTGTGTGCTATACGAGAAGATTTTGTTAAACTATTAAATTCAATGGACACTAGACAGCCTGAAGATGTCAAAGACATGTTAGACCTAATAGCAAAACTATCTATGGAGAATGTATTAATGGCTTTAACTCAGGCAAAGTTTGACGGTAATGTACCTGATAGGAATACAAAGTCAGAAATCAATACTCTACTTAATGTTATTAAAGCAATTAACGATCTGAACGGTAAGATTGTACTCACAGAGAAAACCGAATTCGGTAAGACTGGAGATATATCTAGTATATTCAGACAGATAAAAGCACAGAAATCGGTGTCAGATAATGCCAAGAACGACGAACGAACAGATTAAAGAACGTCAGGAATTCGTAGAGACTATCACTGATTGTGCTCAGTCTCCTAGTAAATTCGCTGAGGTATTTCTTGACCATAAAGTATTCGATTATAACAAAAAATATGTAGATTGTAAAGATAGATTCATAGTATACCGTAGTGGTAGACAGGTAGGTAAAACAACATCAACAGCATGTAAGGCAATACACTTTGCTTTCTTTGCACCTATCATGTTAGAAACAGTAAAGAAAGAATGTACTATTATCATAGCATCTCCTACACAAAACCAGTCTACTATCATGTTCGATAAAATTAGAAGTATGATTGTAGACAATGAATTTCTTAAAGGGTATGTAATAAAAAATACACAGACAGAAATGTGGGTATCATTTTTAGATGGCACTGGTATGTCTAAAATAATTACAAGAGCTACTGGAGAAACTGGTGTGGGTCTTAGAGGTTATTCTCCACATGTAATTATTGCTGACGAATGTTCTTTCATTAAGACAGATATACTCAAGGCTTTCCTACCATCAGGTATGGCTACATCAGCCAGAGTATGGTTAACATCTACACCATTTTCTAAAGCTGGTTATTTCTATGAAGCATGTATGAACGCAAAGCCTAAAGTTCCAGATGGTCTATGGACAGAGTTTCATGTAAAATCAACAGACAACCCATTGATTCAAAAAGATCCATCATTCATAGAGGAGATTAAAAGATTAACAAGGGAAGAATACATACAAGAAGTTGATGGAGAGTTCCTAGATATTGGTAATACATTATTCCCACATTCATTACTAATGGAAGCAGTAGCAGACTATGAACCAAAGGGAAAAGTAAGATACTATATGGGATGTGATGTAGCAAGAACTGGTAGAGATGAAACAGTATACACTATAGTAGGTGTTGATGATAACGATGTTGTATTTGTTGTAGAAATAGATAATGAATCACAATCTAATGTAGTTCAGGTAGCTGGAAGAGTAAAAGAATATGTTGATAAGTATAGGATAGAGACAGTGTTTGTAGATGAGACTGGTCTTGGTGGTGGTCTTGTAGACTTGGCTAGAGAACAAGGATCTCCAGTAAGAGGTGTCATGTTTACCCTACAAGAAAAGGCAAAGATGTATGGAGACCTAAGAATGTTATTTGAAAACCATAGAATTAAACTAAGAGATGCTGGTAAGATGATTAGACAGTTATCATATCTGCGAAGAGAGTATACAGAGACTGGTATAATGAAAATCAAATCAGATGAACATGACGACTATCCAGATAGTCTAGTATTAGCATGTAAGGCTGTGGCTGGTGGAGACAGTTGGCACGTTATGGATATGTCTAAGAAGTTACAAAAGGCATTATTCGGCTAAAAAACTTAAATAGTTATACGCCTTTATTTATATATGCCTGAAGAAAAGTCCATGAAAGAGGAAGAAGACTTGGAAGAAATGACTGACGACAAGTTAGAAGAGGTAGAGAAACTAAAAGCATGGGAATTATGGCTAAACGAACGTCAATCTCCCTTATGGAATAGAATAATTAACAAAGATTTGAGTGTTATACCAATCAAATTTCAAGAAATTATCAAATATACAACCAATGCTGGCGATGCTAGATTCGGAAATCAGCATGAATCTGGACAAAAAGCCAGTGATATTATAGACGATAAGCAAATTTATATAGGAAAACCATCAGATAAAGGTAAGGAGAAAGAAAAGGAGAAAAAAGAAAATGACGATGAACAATGATACATACAGATTAAACAAACTACAACATACAAAAGTAGGAGATAATATAGATTACTTTGTAAACGGTGTTCAAAAAAGTGGCACTGTAGTTAAAATGAACGGTGGTTACATTACAGTATTTAAAGACGATAGATACAATACAATCAAAGTAGATGATACTTTCTTCGTTAAAGACATTATTGCTAAACAAAAATCATGGAACGATATGACTATGGGAGAAAGAGGCGAAGTATTAGTAGCCATTAAAGCATACTCTCCAAGATACTTACAAAAAACTTGGGAACAATTACCAAAAGAATTACAAGATGTAATTAAATCAGGTGTAGAACAAGGTGCTTATGGTAACGTAGGTGGAAGACCATTCATGGGTGTATCTACTCAATTTGATATGGATGCAGACAAAGACTATGAGGGTGCAACACATACAGATTTCAGTGAACAATTTAAACACGAACATCAAAAACCCAAAGTAACTCACGAGGGTCATGATACTAAAAAAGATGCCATGACTACTGCTGATGGTGTCAATCCAGTCGCAAACAATAAAAAGGAGAAAAGGAGATATTAGGCATGGTAGAAGATACTAGAGATACTTATGGTATTAAATATATTAGAAAAGCAGATGAGAAAAAAGACGAACCAGCTAAAGCAGATGCAAACACTAAATATTATTTAAACACTGGTGCTGGTGGTGTAGGTGGAAGAGGTAAACAAGTATCACAAGAAACTTATCATAATGTAGAACATCTAGGTGGAAAAACAGAAAGAGTAGGAGATCAAGATATTAGTACAAACGCACCAATCGTATCAACAATAGATAGAAAAGGATCATCTATTGGTCAGAAAAAAATAGGAGAAAAGAAACAAGTTAAAACACAATTAGGTGCTAGTGGTAGAGGTGGTGCTAGAGCAGGCACTGGTGGTGGACAAGCTAAAGTTGAACAAGCAAAACGACAAAGACTTACAGTTTCTCCAGCACCTAAAGTAGATGATGATGAGGGTGGAGATAAAGCAAAATCATTAGCAGAGACAGTATATTATAATAACTTAATCATTAAAGGTATGGATAGCGTTAGTGCTAGATTAAAAACAATAAATTTTTTTTTAGACAAAATTAATGTAAGTCAATATCCTACAAGAAAAGTTCCAAAATTTTTACCTAGTGGAGAATTAAATCCAAACTGGCATGAGGGTGCAACTGAACCAAATCCAGATTACAGACCACCAAAAGGAGAAAGAGAAAGTGGTAAAGGATCTATTGAAAATGAAGAGGGAAGTGGTCAAGTAGGTAGAGGTGCTAGTGATACATTAGATAGAAATGCAAGTAGAAGAAATTTAGAACAAATGGCTTATGCTAAAGAACAAGCAAAACAGGGTATAACAACAGCAGAACAAGCATCAGCACATGCAAAAGAGATTAAAGTAACAGAACCAAAAGCAAGAGATGAAGTTACTGAACAAAAACCTAAACAGAGTGAATCTGGCAGAGGTACTGCTAGTGCTACCAGTAAATTTGGTATTAATGCTCGTGGTAATATAGGTAGTGGTAAAGTTAATGATAGAAGATTTTATAGTGGAGATTCTACTGGTAAAAGTAGATATAGAAAAACATCAGGATCAAATTCAAATAACAACACTGCATAACCCTTATATAATAAGTATAAATACTTGTTGGTATGAGAAAAGATGATACTTTTTATTGTGTAGAATGTGGTGCTCAATTACCATGGCGTTATAAAGGCAGGCAAAAGATATATTGTTCACAAGGTTGTAGAAAAGCATACACAAAGAAGCAAGATGAAAAAAATATACATTGACGGTGGTACTAGATACAACCAAATATGCCTAGTCGATGGAGACAAAGTTATCGTCAAAACTCGATGTTGTAAACTTACTAATAATGAATTAGAATATCTTGCATTAATATACGCATTAGAATACTGTAACAATGTTCACTCAAAAGAAAATGTCACAATATATAGTGACTCTATGTTGGTAGTAAAACAAGTCACTGGTAAGTGGAGAATAACAACAGACAGATTAGAAAGATTACATACTAAGGTCATGAAAAAAATGACTGATAAAATAAAAATAATGTGGATAAGTAGAGATTTTAATCTTGCTGGACATGTTCTTGAACGGAAGATTTAGTTGGATAAGTAGAATGAATCACTTGGTTTTCATTAGGAACTGAGTTCTTATAATGATCTAATATCCGTTTAAAGATTACAGCATCGCTCTCATACATATCTCCATTCTTTGTTTTCTTGACCAACTTTGCAAGTTTTCTAAACTCTTCTTTGTCAGTCCATGCTACACTGATTGTAGTATGTGAATTGCCAATCTTACGCTTAGCCATATACATCTTAAATTTAGGTTATATATAAAACTTTAGGTAATCTTTAAAAGTATAAATGTAATATACTATTGTATGACAGTAGAATGTATTATACCATCATGGTTTGAAACCGTAAATGATTGGTGGTTAGATAATATTATAGATACAGATATGTTTTACAATGCTCTCAACTGGTTATTAAGAGAGGGCATAGCATCATGTAAAGATGCATTGTTAGCATAGCTTTAAATAATACTTAGTTCTATAAGAGATATGGGAATACAAATACAAGGAAAGTATTCAGGTAATTGTAAAATCTGTGGTTCATCATGGGCTATTGGAGAATTGGTATGGTATCAGAAAACACCTAAAGCATTATGTGTTAATGAAGAATGTTTCATTCAACAAGGTGGTACTAAAGATCAAGGATTCAAACCAGCATTTAGACCAACAGATCCTAGAAGTGTAATCATAACTAATGTTCCTCAAGTTAAAATTTCTAATGATACTTGTATGATTGCTGATTTATGGAGACAATATTTCAGACAAGCACATGAGTTAACAAAAGAAACATATCCACAGGAAGATGTAAATACAGATAGATTTGGTATGATTAGACAAACAATATTAAATCAACTAGTAAATCTAGCAGGCGTAATAGTAACTAGAGATAGAGAATAAGGTTTAATAAACCCATTTTTTATATATAATTATGGAACATAGCGAACGAGCTAAAGAGGGAACAGAGAAACAAGTGAACAACATCATAAAATTTCTATCTGATCAACTTGATAACTATGAAAGAGAATTAAAACTCTACATGGATAGAGGATATATGCAGTTCAAAGATGCTGTTGAAACAAACATTCACATCACAAAAAAATCCCTTGACTATTACAAAAGACTTAGAGATGAATACAAAGCAGATGGATTCATCTAAAACTCTTTTTTATATTTCCATTTTTTCATAAATTTATTTACATCAAGTCTACAGTGCTCACATAATAAAGCATTGTTACTATGAGGACACTTTACTTTTTCTTTTATTATATTTCTAAGTTCATTACTAATCATATACACCATCACTGCAATCAACAACAGCACCACAGTTAGGACATATCTGATGACACACTGTCATTTTATCCATCTCATAACCACAACGGTCACATTCCATAATAAAAAAAGAGTTAAGATGTACTCTTTGGTGGGTACATACTTAAGGCTAGCATTTTTCTGCCAGTCTTTTCTGCTTCTCTCTCTACTACCCAAACGTCTAATCCATCGCTTGCATCTTTAGAGACACATTTCTCCACCACGTCATTCCAATATTCAGATTTCGCTTGACCAATAATTGTCTTACCAAATGAATGTCTAAGACCATCAGTGGTTGCCATCTCTGCAATATCCGAGCCCAATGCCTCAACGTATCTTACCTTAAAACTTTGGACTGTTAATTGGTCGCCTGCTTTAAGTGGTGTCGATTTCTCATACGTTTTTCCAGTATCGATTACTTCGGAAACGTTCATTGATAGTTAATACACAACGGTATTAATAAATGTTATTGAATTGTTATGTTATTATTGTGACAATCATCACAACTAATCTTGCCTTTATGAATATGTAGTTGTTCATTGGAAGAATAACAACAGTGACATAGACCACGCATAATAGATTTAAATAGTATGTAATTAATATACCTTTATGGAATGGGAGAAATTACCTAATGGTAAGTGGAGACCAAAGAAACATTTTAAGAAAACTGCTGATGGTAAATACGAATGGGATGATCCTAGATACATGAAGATAAGAGATGAAAAAATGAAAAAGATTGTTTTATTCTGTGAGTATTGTAGAGATTACTATACATTATTAGAACCATGTGTTCATCATTTACCTGACAACTATAGGAATCAAAAAATAAAAGAAGAGGCTTACAAACAATTAAGATATAAACAAATTAGAAACCAAGAAATAGATTAGAAAGGTTAATAAGACGGGCTACCGTATGTCCAAACAATGCGTTGCATAAGGAAAACAGTAGAACTTCCAAAGAAAGATTCTATAATTCACATGAGACCACTAGGAGATATTCATCTTGGTAATCTAGGGTGTGATGTGGATAAATATCTAAAGAATGTAAAGTTCATCGCAGATCATGCAGACCATATCACAATAGGTATGGGAGACTACATAGATAATGTGATGGCTTATGCAAATGGTTCTATAGATAAGAGATGGAATCCAGAAACAGTTGACAGACAAATGTTAACTACCGAAGAACAAGTAAACTTCTTCGTTGAATCTTGGAAGCCAATAGCTGATAAAACATTAGGCATGCACTCAGGTAATCACGAATGGAAGACTATCAATCAAGAAAGATTCCTCAAAGATTTCTGTGACCCATTAGGATTGAGAAATCAATACTTGGGTAGACTTGGTTACACCAGTCTAACATTCACACATAAAGGCAAGGAGATTAGAAACTATCTAATTCTATCCATGCATGGTGGTTACTCTGGACTACAAGCAGGGGGAGCTGTCAACAGAATGAAAGCCATCACTGGCGACTTTGACTGTGACGTTGTTCTTATGGGTCATAACCATGATACATGGGTAAGACCAATCATTAGAACTGGCTATGACCGAAAACACAATGTGCCTGTAGAAAAGAAAGTGTTAATGGGAAACACTGGAACATTCCTCAGAGGATATGAAAAAGGTATAGATTCCTATGTCGAAATCAATCCTAAAGAGGCAAAGAGAGTAGGTACTATTACTGTAACTTTCGACCCATACAAAGGAGATTTGTTTGGACATGACTAGATACAGTGGAAAGCCTATGAACTTTGAAGAAGATGTGCCAGTAGTCTGCAAAAACATGCCAGAAAATACTATCAAGTATAAAATCTACAAGTATATTATGAACTGTAAAGGTACATGTACGACATCAGAAGTTCACAAAGCAGTAGCAGTTACTTCTCCTAGAAGAACTATCGAAAAAAGAATTCTTGATTTATATAATCAAGGTCTTATAAAGCGTGAACATTGTCCATGTGGATGTGCTTACATATATAGAAAGTAGATATTATATTTCTTTTTATAATTCTTTGAAACAAATACTTAAATGTGGTGGGCTGATAACACCCTTTATGTTCATTAATATTTGTTGGAAAAAAGACAATGAAGTATTTAAATCATTGATGCCTATGAATAAGGCTAGTGTTTTAGTCCAAGAACTAGAGAGAAAAGGAATTAAAACATGGTTTGAGATGGAATTACAGAACAGAAATTCCTAATCATTTTTTTATTTTTATTTTCATTATACACACGTGTGTATATACACACACTCTAGGCACAAAACCATATACACACATTGAAAAAACGCCTAATACACTTTTTTTATCTATACTTTTTTCAAAAAAAAATATATTAATCAGAACATTTCTGAATACAATCTTTGATTATACTCAGTCTGTACTGATTAACATCTTGTTCTTTCTCTAATCTTGCTAACACTTTCTTAAAATCTTTCAAGTGTGCTTCTCTGTCTGACTTGTTTGAATACATTAATCTTCTACGTTGTCTATGCCTTTCTCATTTAATATGTATTCGGCATCTGCCATAGCATATTCTGGACTGTCTACCATTCTTGCTATTCTTTTCTTACCTGATTTCTTAAAGTATATTCTATGTGTACTTGCATGACCTACAACATTACCCCCAATAGGTTTTATTGGATCTCCAAACATAGTAGCAGGGTCAGTTTGTACTTGGTTAGTAAAGATAACTGTGCACTTGAAGTAATAAGTAATGTTCTTCAAGTGTGTCATTAATCTTTTGATTTGATTCTGTCTATCTGCTAGAGTACCCCTACCCAAATACTCTTCTCTGAACTGTCCAATAGCACCGTCAATGATAACAAGTCTAGGCTTGAAATCAATCATAGTCTTTGATAAATTATTGACAGTACCCATTAACAACTCTGTGTTTGGTGTGTAATAATACTTGATTCTTTCAAGTTTTTCCTTAGCATCTTCTTTATCTTCAGCATAACCTCTAGCCTTTAGTATTTCTAATATTCTAGCAGGCTTGAATGTATCTTCACAATCAATCCAAATAACATTCATGTCTTGACTGATTGCTTCTACTGTTAATGAGTTACAGAATTGTGTCTTACCACTACCGAATTCTCCATAGACTTCGTATGTAGCTTCAGGTTTAACACCACCATCCATAAGATTATCTACATCAGTACACTTTGTTCCAAGTGTAGGATAATTTTCTTGATACTCTAATAATTCCATAGTTCCCATGTCTGATTTTCTAATGTAACCATTATCTTCTAACAATTTTTGTGCATTGAATGACCATTGGTCTGCTTTCTCTCTACCTACACCAGTGATCTCTGCTATCTCAGCAGATCCTCTGACACAAATATCTAATATAGTATTAACACCAAATGCATTAAGTTTCTTTTCAGTTACAGCACCAACACCATCTAATTGTGATACTGCTAGTTCTATTTCAACTGGTTCACTTGTTTCTTGAGTTTCAATTTCTTCTACTTCAGACATGCAAAGTATACATCATCCTTATTATTATGCCTTTCGGTATGTTCCATCGTTGTTTAATCTTACATGATTAAACCTTTCCCAATTACCAAATAGTTTCTTGGCTTCCATTGGTTCGTAACCATACTCAACTAACTTTCTCATAAAGTCTGTGAGGTTTACTTTACCATCCTCATTCTCACAATCAGACCATGCTCTCTCTGCTGTCTGTTGTTTTGTTTCCTTATTAGATGTACCTAGAACTGTTTGAATAGATCCAGATGATATACTTAGATTGAATGAACCATACATTGATTCAATCAACTCTTTAACTCTCATCACATCAGTAACCTCAACAAAGTCTTTTAACATTAACTTAGCATGTGCATAAGATAATCTAACCAATGCTTCTAATTGTCTAGTACCAATAGGTAACTCATCATTCTTTGACTTTGCTCTCATGTCATTATAAATTTTAATTATCTCTGCTTTGACTTCCTCTGTTAGTTTTGGATTCTGTTCTTTTGCTAGAGTCATTAATGCTACCAACTCATTCTCTTCTAATGGTATATGTGTAGTCTTTGATACATCATCTTCAAATGAATTAATAATATGACTAGCCTTTAACATATCCTCTGTCATATTTACAGTATCTTTAATCAACCATATCAAATCAAACCTTGATAACAATGGTGCTGGAATATCTACATTATCTCTCAATGATATATCATTGTCATAGAATCCATACTTTGGATTGGCTGATGCAAGTATTGCTGTCTTAGTAGGTAGAGTTAATACAATACCAGCCTTAGCAATACTGACTGTCTGTTGTTCCATAGCCTCATGCATGGCACTTCTATCATCCTTATTCATCTTATCGAACTCATCAATAAATGCAAAGCCACCATTACATAATGGTAACACACCAGCTTGGGCTACAAACCTATCATTAATCTTAACAATAGCGATAGTGAGTCCAGCAGAACTTGTACCTCTTCCAGATGTGTAAATAGATTTATGCGTGATACTATTTGCATACTTTAACAACTCAGACTTAGCCATAGATGGATCTCCTACTAGAAAAATGTTTATGTCTGACCTCTTAGTTCCCTTTACACCACCTACTAATTGCAGTAGTATAGATAACTTTATGTCTTTCATACCATATATTCTAGGTGCAAAACTACTAACAATCTTCTCAGTATATCCATTTTCTTGAGCCATCTCTCTAAACTTTTTTTCTTGCTCTACTGTTGGTCTCAAATCTTCCTCTTCCTCTAGGTTATCAAGTGCAAGTATGTCAATGTATACATCATTCTCATTCTCTTTCATGTCAATAATAGACCTGAAGATACCAGTGATTCTTTTCTTCTGACCAGTAAAAGAAGTAGATACATCATTACCATATACCTTACCTACAAATGTAACTGGAGAACTGTGAACAGCATCCTCTAATTGTTCTTGTAATAACAATGTCTGAACATCATCAGTAACAACACTGTTACTCTGCATAATCATCTTACATCTCTTACATGATGGGTTAGGACATGTAGGCTGTTGTATTTTCTTTTCAAAGTCACACTTAACATCTTCTTGATTAAAACATTGTGGACATACAGCAGTGCCTTGTTTCACATAAGTCTTTGGTGCATCAGTTGCAGATATGATACAGTCAAATGTAATAACTGTATTCTCAAAGTGAGCACCTATATCATGCATAGATATTGGCTCTCTACCAACAAGATTAATCTGTAAATCTGCAAATGTATTTGGCACATCAATATCATCATACACTTCTTCTAAAATACCATAAATAACATGTCTTAATCTTTCCTTAAAATCTACTGGACTCAAACCAAATACCATAGAAAAATCCTCACTCTCTACATCAATATTATATACACTGTTTGGTTTTAATGCAGAAATAACCTTAGAATATTGTGGCTTGTTTAATATCTCTCTAATCTTATCACGCATGGCAGACTCTGTGTAACTCATAGTCTTTTATTCACTTCCTTGTTTATGATATTACCTATCTGTGCATGACGTTGTTGTAATTTCTTGAAGTCATTAGCCTCAAGTTTAGGCACAGTCTCTATCCATTGTTGTATGTTAGAAAAGAATAAAGGAACAGTCTCATCTTGTATTATAGTATCATTCTTTCTCTTTGATTTAACAAACTCTGTTACTGCCTGAGCAATAAACAAACTAAATGAAACATTTTCAGGTCTAAGAGATTCAAACTCTTTAAAAATAGACTCTACTTCTGCACTCATGTAAATATTTTTTCTACCATAGAATTTGGTCATGATGTAAGTATACACATGCTTACATTATAAACCTTATGTTGATTCATCCACAAGTTTTATTAACTTCTTAAGATTTTCTGGCTTAAATTTCTTCAACATCTCAACTGACTGATGATGTTTCTTACACAATAATGCAAACCTATTTGGGTCTGATTTTATTACTGGTAGAACATATTCATTATAGGAATACGAATCTTTGAAATCAGAATATATTTTATCACTATTTAAATATCTTTTATGATGAAAGACAAACCACTTACCAAATTTTTTACCACATACATAACACTTACCGTCAAACTGTGGTAAAAATGCTACCTCTCTCTTCATTTTATCCATTATTTCTTTCTTCACGATGTGTTTAAATACTAGGAAATTAATATATTTATATGAAAAAATGTCCAAGATGTAAAAGTAATTTTGATGGATTCTGGCAAGAATGTGATCGATGTATTCAAACTTTTTATCCTGAAACTTAAATTAAAAAAACTATAAATTGTAGGCTGTTATAGATACAAATGTGACTGAAATTATAGGTAGAGGAGAGAAAACAGCATTAGCAATACTTAAAGAAATTTATGGAGAGAGAGATGATATTGAATACTTTACTCAATACAAATTTAAGGACTTATTAAAAGGAGAATGGGTAGATACAGTAACTGAGAGGCAAGAAAAAGAAACAATAGATATTGTAGTTAAAACACCAAGAAAAACAATAGCAGTAAGAATACAAGACCCACATCACAATGGTAGAATCACTGAAATGAGAGATAAAGTTCAACGTAAAACTTTGGAGTGGAATGAGGTGGCTGTTGTTGATTTATGGTTTCATGAGTCTCCAGAACTGTTCAAGGAAAAACTTAATGATCAAAGTAGAAATGAAGTTGTAACTATATTAAAATCATTAGGTGTTTATCCGTAGAAGTGAGTATTCTTAGTATCTTTTGGCTCTGATTCTTCAGCATCTTGTTGTTTTTCCATCTGACTATAGACAAAATGTTTTTCTTGTCTGATTTTTTCTCCTATCATCATCATGGCTATGTCAATCTCAATGAAGTTAGCCTTTTTCTCAGTGAACATCTTATCAATATGGTCTGATACTGTATTGAATAGATCCTCTACAACATCCCACTTTGGAATATGTATTTTTTCTTCTTCTTCTGACATAATATCACTTTTATATGATTCTATTTAAACTTGTGCCTTAATTTTGAAATAATTGCAAGCGTAATTGCAGTAATTGGTATTAATTCTATCAAATCTATACCATATAATAAGAAATCTAATATTGGATGAACATGTGTGATAATTCCTAGTTGTAGATAGGCATCCCCAGCCCATACAAAATGAGGTATTTGTAGATATAATATTATGGCTGTAACAAGCATTGATTCTGTTATATGTCTTTCATACCAGTCAAAAAACCCCATGATTAGTAAGTAAATTTATAACATAAAAGTGTATGGTATTCATTATGGTTACTACCACGTTTAAAGTTATAGGAAATGATAGAGGTAATTACTATCATAACAGCACTAGAGTAATAATATACCTACAAAACCATGAATGTATAGAAGATATTTACAAAACTATCACTCATGAAATGATTCATCATTGTATCAACGAAGCTGGAGAAGAGATGGATGATGATCAAGAAGAGGGATTAATTTTTGCCATTCAATGGGCTGAAGAAACATTAATTTGATAATTTTTATCAACATATACCAACGATGGCTTATTATCATCTAATAATACAGTATGTTTTTCATATAATTGAGTTTCATATCTATCTAATGCTTCTAAATCTTGTTCAGAGACTTCGAACCAACCACCCTCTACAACACTGTTTTTATTTTTCTTTATTGATGGGTATGGAAGTAAACTATGTTCTGTTATCTCGAATCCACTTAGTGTTATCATTGTTAATTTGGAATCTCTATCTAATACTCTGTATCTGAGAGAATCATTCAATAATGAACCATACACAAATATTCTCATCGTTTATACACCATATATTTTACCCTAACAAGACCATTACAACACCCACATCTAAATCTTCCGAAATTTTTTTCTTTAATTAGGTCACTTTCTCCTATTCTTTTACCACAATCTTGACAATAGTGAAATCGATCGGACTTTTTCTTCTGGAAAAAAGTACATTTTCCTTTGCACATCGTGTACAACTCATGTGTGTCTAGCATTTATGTATTCAATACCAATTAATTCCCTTACAGTCATAACATGTAGTGCCAGCAAGAACTTCAACATTAGACATATATTTCTTGCATGTATCACACTCTGTATATTGTGGATTATGTTTAGTAGAATTTTCATTAACAATCTCAACTGCACGAAGATATTTCTTAAGTCTATCAACATCGTATTCTATTAATTCTTCTTTCTTTGATACGGACATTGGAATCCATATCCTTTCCTCGATGTTTATAATTCTTTTTACTATCTTATCTTTTTCATTCATCGTGTGTTTCTGATTACTAATTTTCTAAACTCTTTAATAATCTTTTCTTCAGCACCATTCATGTCTGAGAACTCAAAGTATCTACTCTTACCGAATATCTTATTCATCAATACTCTTGGACTGTATCTAAGTATTCTCCTAGATGTTAACATGATACACATCACATGAGGATTATTTCGTCTCACTTTAAGTAATGATTTCTTTGTCAATGATACCATCTGCATATCACTAAGTTTGTATTTCTTACTTCTATATTCTGGCTTACCATCTGTCAACATGATTAAGAGTTTCTTTCTACCTTTCATCTTGTTTAACTGCATTGAAGAGTATTCAAGTGCTAAATGTGTAGGTGTTAAACCATATCCAGTTTTGAATGTAATGTATTTACAATCTTCGTATGACTTTATCTCTGTAATACCTACATCTCCCATACTATTAGACCCCCATACATTAGCCCTTAACTCAATACCTTTTTGGTTACTCAATCCTTTGAATAAACTTGCGACAAAGTTTCTGGCTTTCTCCATGTTGTTATCAAAGTTAACCATAGATCCAGACCCATCAATAGATATGACAATAGATACACCCTTATCTATCTTATCAGTTAACATTACCTCAGTCCTATCCTTACCATTTACTTTGTTATCTATGTATTGTTCTACATCTACTTCATAGCCATCATGACTATGTTTAACAGTCTTCAACTCATGTATCTTTGTTAGGAATTTTCTGATTCCAATTTCAATCTTTGGATTTACTGTGACAGTATCTTTACCTCTGCGTATCATGGTAAACTTTCTGTTAAGTTGTGGTTTTTCACTGTTCGCTTTCTCTGCTATTGTCTCTGCTATATTATCTATAACATCGTTATACTCTGATCTGTCTTCTTTTAATGATTCTTCTAGTTCTATTTCCTCAGTCAATTCTTCTTTTTTCTCTATGTCTTTAATCATTTCCTCATCAATATCTGATAACGGAGATGATGAACTACTATTAATATCAGGTATATCAGGTCTAGGCTGTCCTCTCTTCTCTACATTTCTATTCTTATACCATTCTTCAATGTATGGTTTCAAATAGTTTAATATCTTGACAGTACCAAACTTACCAGTACCAACAACAATACCCAATGCATAAGAATATACATCTGCATATTCGCTAGTTACCAAGTCGTCTCTGTAAAATCTCTGTCTTAAAAGTATACCATCAGGTTGATTAGTGTCATCTATTCTCATTCCCTTTCCTAGTTTTTTTCTAGTAGAAACAAATCTAGATTCATTTGCTCTCCATATATCAGCTACAAAAGCCTCAATACGTTGATCTTCAATTATATTAAAACAAGACCAGTATACACCTTTAAGGAATGGATCTTCAGTCCACTTTGCTATCATATCTTTTACTGGTGTGAATAAAGATTCCCCAAGTATGTGACCACACTCATGTGATAACGCTGTTATACGTGATATGTTTTTCTGAGCAGGGTTTGATATGTTCATTTGATAAGAGTTAATACCATCTCTAGTACCATTCCATGCGACAAAATTATCTCCACTAAAGTTTGTAAGGTTAACCTTACAATCCTTAGCGTACTCTACAATGTCTACAACATTTCTAAAGTATTCACTGTCTGATAATATCTCTCTGTTACGAGCCATCTATTTCACATTAGTTCCAAATATCTCATTGATTCTAGCAGTGATTAGCTCACGCTCTTCAACCTCAGAGTATTTTGCGATGATTACTTGCTTCAAGGAATATGTCAGTGCCATTAATGGTTCTAACTCTTTGTGTAACATTCTGTAATACTCACAGAATTGGTCTATGTCTCTAGGAGATAATACATACTCAACATCGCCTTTCATTCTCAATGCGTGAGTTTCCTGAGCCAGTGTTAACAATGGTCTCTTTATTGTATTCTCTTCAACACCATCCCAATCGATGATATTCTCTAGTTGTTTACTTGTTGGGTATGTAAGTATGTCTCCAATCATTCTACTTCTCAAGTCTTCTGTCAATGAGTTTACACCTGAGTATGTAATAGGATTCATAGTACCAACTATAACAAGTCTACATCCCTCATTAAGTTTGTAGATTTTATTATTTGCTACTACTGATCTTCTCTTATCGAATGGTCTGTTCAATAACTTCATTATGTCATGCTGATTAGCATTTAGTTCATCAAGGTATAGAACACATACACCATACTTATTTGCAACTTCATAGGAAATAGGTAATACACCTAACTCAAAGAATGATCCATCATCATTTATCTGAGTCCTACCCAGTAAGTCTCCCTTGTTAGTGTTTGAACTACAAGAAAACTCTACCAATGGATAGCCTAACTTTCTGCATAGAGTATAGACTAACAGTGTTTTACCAACACCCTTGTCTCCCTCTATCAAGTATGGCATAGTACCATATTTGAATGTGAGCTCGAGTAACTTCATCTCGTCTCCAACTGGAATGTACTCTCCCCAATTAGCCAAGTTCTTTGGATCGTATTGGTCAAAGTCTATCTCTGCGTTTGGTACGCAGATTTTTTTATTTTTGTTTACATCAGTCATTATAATTATTCCTCGTGATAATCCCACCAGCTTCCCTCAGCCCATCCCATACATTCACACTGTTGACGTATACCATTATGGTCTGTATATGCAACTGCATCACATGCATGAGCAACTTCTCCATTAGCATCATATTCAATCTGATTATATTCAAAATCTCCCTCTTCATTTAAAGGTTTACTTGTGTCACGAATTTCTAATTCTTTATCAGTTTCGTAATGCATATCCCAAGTGTGTCCACATCTGGCACACTTTGGATTATAACCATCACACATACTGTCTGTTACACCACATGGTAGACTACTCATCTTGATCTGTTCCTCTGTATATTCATACAGTTATCAATACCATTTAGTTCACACTCAGCACACTTACGTGTTTCTTTGAAGTAATGCTCGAATGACTGTCGGCATGTTCTACATTTTGACATCAATCTAAATCGTACCTCATTTCCATATAGCTTGGTTCTGGACTGTATACTTCTGCATTAGTTTCCTCTGCATATTCATCGAGCCAGTCCTTAAAAAAACGCACGATGAAATTATTCCAAATGAATAACTTTACATGATTCATATCTACTAATAGTCGTTAAGATATATAAACATAGATTTGAAGAAAAATAATAAAGTAGGTAGGCGTGCCTGTTCTTCAATGAGCCAGAGCCCATTCTGAAAACGCCTCGTTCGTAAGTTATGTATCTCTGTATTTTTTTTTTGGACTCATGCGTATGACCTGAGCCACTCTCGTCTTTTCGAGCACCTTGAGATCCTACTCTATACCATTACTATTGTTCTTATGATATTTAAACATATATTTGAAGCTTATGAATGATAGATTCATTCTGTTTTTTACTATTTTTTACTCTGATAATCAATGCATATAACGCTGTTGTAAAAACTATTTTTTTACTATTTTTTTACTATTTTTTTACTTTTTTTTACACTGGTTTTTTATTTTTTTCACTCGTGTACAACTCATGCACACATGCATGCGTGACATCGACATTCTTATATACCCCTATCTGTTCCAGTCACGCAAAAAAAATTAAAGCCAGACTGGTATGGATCTGTTAGTCCACTTGTGTAAGTGCTGTTTGTTTGTACGATAGTAAGTACGATAAGATTCTATAACGTCGTTATTAACTTTACATTCGTCTGGCATTGCACGAGCCCATCGAGTCAAACCAATGTCAGGTATGTCAGGCTCAGGTAATGACATGACAACATCATAAGACTTGTGATTGTTGTATTTGTTATATCTATACTTGTATTCATTATTCAATGCAATTACCAAGTCACGTAACCAACGCCAGTTAGATAAAGAATCACGTAACCATCTATTACATGGATGGTTAACGTGTGACTTCTTGTATGGTATAACACCGTTATAGCCAGTCTCATGTAAACAAGTGCAAAGCATTTGAGCAGACTCTAGTATCATCTTAACCACATGTCTGTCACAATGTGCACGAGCACATGCATCTATGTCATTATCTAAAACAAAAATGTTCATAGTAATTGATACGCTTTTCTCATACTTAAGCCTAACTTTGAAGCGTATCTAATATACTCTGATACATTAGAGAGACTATGCCCTTGCTCTAACATGAGCCAAATCACACGAGCTAAGTATCTATTGTTGACCCCCGAAGTCTTCAATACTTTCTCAGTGCTTACTCTAGTAAAACTAGAGGGAAGAGCAAGGACATGCTCTGAAGTTATGTAACCTAGCACATGAGCCAGAGCTAGGTAAGGACACTGATAACTGTATACTATTGTATCAGCCTCATCCAGTGCATTAGTGATATATTCTATGTCATTCATTTTGTCTTTTCTCCATTACTTCTTTAACATGTCGACATGTATGTCTATACTTGTAACCAATACAGTCACATGATATAACACCGTTATCAATAGAGACAAAGTGTGAAGACTCTGGATTACTCCTAGAGTCACACTGGAATAGAGTTTCAGATAGTTGCTGTATCATATCCTAAAGTCCTTTTCCTTGTCTTTAAGTATCTTAAACCCAGTGACTTCTTGTGCATCCTCAAGCAAGGCATAGAATACGTCACTGTATTCTCTAACTGCCATCTTGTCAAGGATTTTGTATTCCATGATTACAATGCCACACAAGTCAGACCATCCAACCTTTCTATTCATACGTCTTAATATGTCACTGGTACGTTTGGACAACATGATACCATCCTCAGTTTTTTTGACACGCTTTAATATGCCGATAGAAATCATCTCATCGATGATAACGTGTAGCTTCTTAGAGTCTACCATTTATACCATCTCCCAACTTCTATCATCATCACTGTCTAACGTGGATTGACCTTTCTTAAGTTTGTCATAAAACTTAGAATACCATTCCATATCCGATAGTACCTCGTCTTCTTCGTCTTGATTTTCGATTGTGATTGTGTCTCCCATGTATTCGTCTTCTTGTGACCATGCTGTTTGAAACCACATGTTTTCGTCGTTTTTTTTGAATGTTTTCTTACTGTCATTACTGGATTTAACAAAGTAGTTATTACTACATTTGTTACCATCGACAGTGACCCATCCATCTCCGAAACGTCTGATACCATTGATGTCTAACACTGTTATTTTGTTACGACCCTCAATTAGATTGAGTATGTTCTCTCCATAAGCATCGGCTAATGTAGCCATGCATCTAGAGTCAGACCAATCAGCACCATCTCCCAACTGAATCTTACCAGCTAATACACCTTGAGCTAACCACTCACGCCAGTCAGACCATGTACCATTATGAAACAGAACCTTATCAGTTTCTCCCTCAAGTGTCAATGGCACACCAGTTTCCACTGGAAATGGATGGCATAGTTGATGGTTTACATTACCAACCGATGCGATTCTAAAGTGGATGATAGCAGGTAGTTTTACAACACCGTTATCAATCAAGGCTTGGATAGTAGTTGCATCTACACCTTTACGATAAGATACAGTACCTTTCTCATTGAGCCATGCTATACCAGCACCATGAGAGTTTAGAGCCTCAGCATCTCTCATAGTCTCGTATGTTGGGAACTTGTCGTCACAAGAAATGATTACACACATATCTCACAACCCCCCTCGAATATTGGTTCGTCAGCATTGTCAGCTAGGTAAGTGTTTACGATGTCGTAAAACTCATGGATAGCAGACTTTGCTATTCGTGACTCGTTGAATGTTGGTAAGAGTCTAGACTCTAGTGTCTCATGTAGTTCGTAACAGTAGTTAAGCATACAGTATCTCTCAGAGATTCTACGTGATGCTCTGAATTGTGCCATCGCTTTGAATGATTTTCTAGCATAGTATACATTACCAGCTAGTCTATTCCAGAAGCGTGAGCCCTCATTGATATTGTTACGCATAGCCCACTCTTGGTAACGCTTTAGATAGTATCTAAAGAATCTAGGAGTCATAAGTTTACCATAGGCTAGCTTGTCTCCGTTTGTGGAAATATGCACATGTATGCCACATGAAGAGTCCATTCTGTCTGGATAATGTTTATCAATCCATTTGTCAATCTCGTCAATAGGTACTGCATCACTGTTAGTTTCTCCAGCAAAGGGATTACAGTCACAAGCATCCTCGTCACAATGACATGAGATGTCTCTTAAACTGTCATTAACAGAGCCATCCCTATACATGTCGTCAGTCTTGACACGCCATGCACCCTCAATCTCAACGCCAGTCAATGAGACACCGTTGATACTTTTTGATATAAGACCATCTTTGCTAATCTTATAACCATTCAAGGATTTCTTGACTTTTTTAATACCAAAGTGCTTGGAAACAAAGAGCGTGTTGACTCTTATATTAGATGCACCGATGGCACTGGCATACATGTTAATGACACTTGTTAAGTAGTCAACCAATGCACGCTGTAATGAATTTCTGTATTTGGTATACATAGTTTCAGGCACGACCATTTTATAGACACAATGCTGAATTCCACTAGCCATTGAGTAGGCACTGTATGGCAAATTTATTTTACCATCGTTACCATTTCTGAATAAGTTACCCATGTGACAAACATCCTCAACATTGACAGTCATATAACTGTAGGAATCGATAAGTGCTGTCTGTCTCACTTTCTCGATAACTGGTAGTGCCAATCTAAGGAATTCAGACTTAGTAATTAATTCTAAGCCAGCATTAGTACGCTCAATACTAACAGAAAAATCAATGTCTATTGGTAAGACACCGTTAGTAAGACGTGATGCTTGTGTAAGCAATTCGATTTGACTCATGAAGTAGTAAACGTCGTTATCATATATAAGTCGATATTTGAAGACCATTACACATACCAATTAGCCATACAATAGACAATGATAAATACCCCTATCTCCCCTATAAACCCCTCTAACCTCAATATTGTTGTATAAACGTCTCATTCGATTCGTAAGGTAGAGCCTCATACAGCACGCACACGCACATAAAAAGAATTTTTTTTTATTTTCGTAATACAAACGCCATCCCATCATAACTCTCGCGTACAACAGTTAATCTTATATACCCCTATTCGTCGTAGACATTCTTATATACCCCTACTTGTTCATAGTTAATCTTATAAACCCCTACCTAATTCGACAATCTTATATAGCCCTACTTTGAGAACTATATAAAAAAAATGGGATTAATAATCCCAATCGCCCGATGTACATTCAGGCTCGATACATGATTCTACGCCTGCATAATAGTTACCCTCTATACTTTCATACCATGCATGCTTTAAAGAACCCGAAAACTTTTCAGTCTCTTTAAGCATCATGATATGATCTCTAAGGACTAACTTAGCAGAGATCATAGTATCGCACTTTTCGTTATAGTCAGGTAAACAGCCATGAATACCAGCCATAACGTGATAATGAAGCTTGCTCATTGTAATATATTATTTTTTTTCCTATATAAGACTTTATTTGAAGACCCCCTTAATCGTGTACAGACGTGTACGACCAACAATCTTATATACCCCTACCTGAATCAACAATCTTATATACCCCTATCTTTCCCCTGTTATAAAAAAAATCAGTAGCTTCTATCGAAGCCATAATAATCGAGAACTCTATTAATCATCTTACTAGATGTCATAGATGCTCGATTAATTGATAATACTTTCTTAGAACTTGTATCAAGTTCTAGAATAGTAGTACCATAGTGAATGACTTTAACAAATTCGCCAGACTTTAACACAACTGAAGCCTTAACGCATTTGATGTCACTCACTGTAGTGAGGTTATCGAGAACGCTCATAGTATACTAATAGTTAACATGATATATAAACATAGATTTGAAGATTTTGGGTACTCAGCCTGACCTATCGAAGTCAGCGATAATGCCTTTTCCCTTTGATTACTAATAGTTAACATAATATATAAGCATTACTTTGAAGCCATGCTACCACCAATCTTATATACCCCTACTATTACCACGCCAAAAAAAAGAGAGGGTCACACAAACTCAGGAACGCCCTGTGTTGTGTTTCTACCCTGCACTCTGGCTTTAGAATGAAACTCTGTATGTCTTTTAACCCTTAAAGAAAAATCGGGGTCTGTCTCATCGAAGTGCATTGAGCACAAAGAACAATTAGCCATAAGTAACATTGGTCGTTATGATATATAAATATAGATATGAAGCCCTATCGTATCATCATTCTTAAATACCCCTACTATCCCTAATAATAAAAAAGAGTTAGAAGATCATCTCTTCATGGACTTGGATTTTAGACTTTGGATTTGTATGCATGATGTAATCGATGTATAGTTGTTTCAAAGTATGATAAACCAAATAGATGCTCTTTTGGACATCATCATGGCTCATGTTATCTGTTGGAACAAACTTACCATCATCCATTCTACGACTTATCATCTTTAACAAATCGCCACACGAATCTAATTCACGTTTTGAAACGGATGTTTCCATACTATACTAATAGTCCTCATACTATATAAACACATATTTGAAGCACTCGCATACACATTACTAGCACCAATCTTATATACCCCTACATGTGAGTTACATTATAAAAAAAATGTTGAGGATTACTCCTCACTATATGTGCCATCATAAGGATTTGGCTCGTAGTCTTCGTACATATCATCCATAATATACCATAGTCGTTATAATATATAAACACAGATATGAAGCATTTTTTTTATTTACACACACATATCAGCCCTAACAGTCGCGTACAGACGACAATCTTAAATACCCCTACTTGAATCAACAATCTTAAATACCCCTACTAGTGCTCTTTAATAAAAAAAGGCTTAAGAGTAATAGCCAGTATTAACACCGTCTATCTCTTTCTGTTCCATTCTTTCCATTCGTCTTTCTATTCTAGCGATAAGTATGCAACGCATTTTATCATCCAAGTCTTTATCAAAACTTATCTGACTTATTCGCTGACAGTCTAATTCGTATTGACTCATAACTATCTATACTCATCATAATATTTAAACTAATATTTGAAGCCCTATCAACCCCATCGCTCGTGTACAATCGGCAATCTTATATACCCCTACCTTAGTATATAAAAAAAGGGTTAGACGTTTAAAGATCGCCTATAACCCATGTAGTTTAGGGCTTTGTCCATCTTTTCCCAAAAGTAACCACTGTTCACAAAAGAGTAGTCATTGGGATGGTTTTGCATTTTTGCAATCTCCAAAACACAACAAAGTAACTTAGTTGCCACATTGGCATCTAAGTCAGATGACAATCTGTTTGCTTCGGAGATCAGTCCATGAATTGTGTGTTGATCCATACATAAACTGCTTCGTTATGATTAATAAACATAGATTTGAAGAAACATAGTCATTCTTATATACCCCTACCTAGATTAGTCATTCTTAAATACCCCTACTCTACCAATGCTTCAAATATCGACTTATATACTATAACGACTAATGATCTTCATGAGCACAGTTAAGATCAATGGAAAGTTGTTCTTCATCAGAGCATCTTTCACAAAGAAACACTACGGTATTCATAACCTCGTCAACTTTTCAATATGGTGGGGTCGTGAAAGAGATCATGAGATCTTCCTTTATGGAAGTACTAAGGTAGAGAACCATAGAAACTATCCAACACAAGCAAGGAAATATCCAATGATCGGTATTCAATACAACAACCTCAAAAAGAGAAGACTCGATTAATTCTTTTTTTTTTAACATTTCCACAGTGTTAAAAACACGAATATTGCGTGCCAAGTAAACATGGAGAAAAGTCAAAATTTTAAAAAAATCGGGATACAAATCCTGAATACAAATCGGCACAAGTTTTATAAACAACAGGTGCGTATACAAGGGGTGGACTTTTTACCAAAACAAATACTAGTCAAGGAACACTTGCTAACCAAACTGGAAGTCGCAACAGTACCAAAGGACTTTTACAAATCCAGACCATGTGATGAAACAATGGTGGAACTAATCAGACTCAGAAAAAGAAAGATAACACAAATAGCACTAAACTGTCCATCGGATGAAATTATTTCAAAACTCAGTGAAGAAGAGGAAGAGTTTTATAAAATATTGGTGGGTGCATCTAAAAAAATAGACGACCTTATTTGTATCGAGCAAGAAGCCGATTATATTGTGGATCATTCCTAAAGTCCTCTAGAAATTCTCTCATAACCATATAATCATCATTGTCTTCTAATATTTCATCCCATAGATGTGAACATCGAGGGCAAGGGGAGAAAATAAACAGATATGTCATAATATCATATTCTTCAACTGTCTGCTTTCTCATTTTCACTTACCTTTTTCATGTCAAGCATATATGATGCTTGTATTCGAAACATACACTTCATGAGTTCTTTACCTGAGAACTTGGTGGATCTTTCCCTAGTATGTGAACCAAATCTTTTACCACATGCTACACATATAGTATTCTCCAAGTTCTTTCTAGTAAATAGAATAGAATTCTCCATTATATCCACTTAGAATATTCCCTTTCATAAGCTTTACGCATCTTGTTGACATTTGGGCGTTTTTCTTGTTTAAGCAGGCGTTTTAGATATAAAATGCCTATCGGTATTCCGACGATTGTGCAAAAGAGGAACGTAAGTATTCCAACTTGCCATGTTTTTACATTGTCTAACATAACATATACACGCCTGCGACCTTTATAAATCTGTCGGAAAAAAATTCGGGTGCTTCGCACCCTGACGTTAGTAGTCTTACATTCCCATAAGGAAAGGGATAAATCTTACGTGTTTATCCACTCACGACCTGTGAGAACGAGTCTAAGAGGGCTACCGTTGAACCCACATTCGTTGTGCACTCATGGTGGTAATCCCTGACGACTAGTTATAGTATGTAGTTCTGATATTTATATATTACATATTTTAGTGCCAGCGATTATTCGTAAAGGACACGTTGGTTCTAAAATATCTGTAGTTATAAAAAAATATGTTACTAGTGTTAATAATATTCCTATGCTAAATATGATGCGAATCATCATCATCATCCTCACCATGTAATTTATGCTCTTCTAGTTTTTCTTCACATAAGAATGTGAGTTTCCAAAAAGTTCTACGATCTTTCAAAGTTATAGAATCAGTACCAAGCCTGCCAAATGCGAGTTCAAACCAATGCAGTAACGTGGTATAGTCTTCTATCTCGAATTCTACCATAAAAAAAGTTAGTTTTGGTATTTAAATTCTTTTGTGTTCATACCTACCACGCTTAAATCGGACATTTCCTCGTAATCTATCTCCACAGCATGGACAGTTGTAATTTTTTCCCTCAAATAAAGAACGAATATACCAAGTTTCGCATTTTGCACACTTTAATGAATCTCTGTAGTTTCGAGTTCCTCTTTCGGGTTTTACTCGTTTACACAAGTTTTTACAAAAATGCATGTTTGATATAATAACTTTAGGTATAAAAACCTAGCTGGCTCGCAACACCAGTCCTCTTCCTCAACGTAAAGCATCATAGAAGTATGCATGCTCACACCACTAGGCAATAATACTTAAATAAATGACTTTATATGTATTATTATGCCTGAAGAATATGTTTCAGAATCAGAAGTTTTGGATTTAATCAGCCCACCAAAAGAGGAAAAAACAAGAAAAAAATCCACTGATAATGGCTCATGCACTTGTGAACCAAATCATGCTAGAGACATTTATTGTAAAATCCACAGTTAAAAAAACGTAAAATTTACGTCATTTTTACAAAACTTTATATAATAAACTTTCGAGTATTACCTTATGGGTATTACCGATTATTTTACCAATATTGGTAAGGCTTTAGTCAATTTAAATAAATCTCAGACTGAAACTACAGTTAGACCTAGTATTACAACACCATATATGAGTACCGATAGTGGTGCTAAACTACCTATTTTCCCATTCCCACTCGTTATGATCTACGAGTTGGCAGATAACATTGATGCTTTGCGTATTCCTATTGAGACTTTAAACAGAGAGATGTTTAAGAATGGATTTGAGATTGTAGAGAAATGGAAATACAAATGTGATAACTGTGGTAAAGAGTTTCAATATGCACCAGTCGCAGAATCAAATCCAGATGAACAACCATTTAGTTCAAACCAAGACAATGAAACAAACGCTATTCCAGCCAAAAAGGCTATTATTGATGAATCACATCTAATGTGTGATACATGTGGTAACACTAAACTAAGAAGACCAGTTCCAGAACATAGAAAATTGCTCGAAAAACTGATAAAAGAACCAGTAAACGGTAACAATCAGACACTTGAAGACCTATCTAGACAGATAGAAAGAGATCTGGAAATAGCAGATAATGCATACCTTTTAGCACTAAAAAGTTACAAAATCAACGATTCTACTGGTAAAATTAACCATGATGAGACTGAAATTAAGGAATATTTGAGATTAGATCCACCACAAGTAGCCATGATTTGTGACTCTGATGGTAGATTAGGATATAATGATAAACATGAACCTATCTTTGTATGTCCATACTTTGAACATAGAAGAACTAGACTTCACAAAGATATGTGTGACAAGACAGATGATGGAATTCACGAAAAACCTGTAGAAGCATTAAAAGCAATAGTAGAGGTAAATGCTGTCTATTCAATCGGAACGCCACAACCAAAGTCTGTAATCTATGGAGAGGGAGAATTAATTTGGAAAGCTGGAAAGTATAAACCATCACTAGTATATGGTTTCTCCCCAATTTATGCTGTTTGGTCAAAAGCCATGACATTATCTCACATGGATGAGTATGTTAGAAAATATTTCGATAAAATGAGACCACCTAGAGGTATGTTGGTTATTGCATCAAGAAACTATGAGACATTTAGAAAATCATGGAATGAATTAGAACAAAGGGCAACTGAAGACCCATACATGATACATCCATTGATGGTAGAATCAGAGAAAGGTGGAAAGAACATGGCACAGTGGATTGATTTCACTGGATCATTAAGAGAATTAGAATTTATTGAGGTTAGAAAAGAATTAAGACAACTTATTGGTGCTATCTATGGTGTATTACCATTATACTATGGAGAGATGGTAGGTGGATGGTCTCAAGAGGGATTACAAGTTACAATTACTAATAGAGCAGTAAAATGGGGTCAAGACATATTAACTGCATCATTCTTTGATAAAATTGCAAGGATGTTAAACGTTGATGATTGGCATTTAAGACTTAAAGGTGGAGAAGAAAACGACAAACTCAGAGAATTACAAACTGAGGGTGTTGAGATTCAAAACATGGCTCTATTACAACAAATGGGCTTTGATATTACTAGAACTCACACTGGAGAGTTTAAAGTAAGCAAAGAAACAGCACTAAGTGCGAGTGATATGATGGCACAAAATGCCATGCCAAGAATGGGTAGAGGTAGAGGAACTGCATCTCCACAAGAAAACAGACAGAATATGCAGGGAGAACCAATGTTAACAAGACCATCTGATATGGGTGGTGTTGGTCAAGGATTCCCAGCAAGTGGATCTGGCACTTCAATGTCAAAGAAATCATTTAAAGATGGTATTACACCAAATAACTTTGATAAGGTTAAAGAAATATTAAACAAAGCAATCGAATATGACTGGAACAAAGGTCAAACTGTTGATGAACTTAGAAAAGCAGACATGACAGTAAGACAGGCTAGAGAACTGGTCAAAAACGAGTTCGACGTTATGAAAAGATGGGAAAATGACAAAGAAGAATCATAAGTGTGATAAGTGTAAAGATGGCAGAGAAACTGGAAATTAATCATGGTGGAACAGATGTTGGTAAGAAATTACTAGAAAACCATCAAAAAAACGAGTATACTAGAGTAAATAACTACAAAGAGGCAGTATGTTTAAACTGTCTAAAGACAGATAGAGCCATCGCAACAATCGCTACAATATGTGGAGAATGTGCTGGTAAACGTGGTAGAGAGCCATTATTAGCAGTAGTATCTAGAAAATTCTACGGTCTTTGCCTGTTTTGTGGAGAACATAGATTCCATTTAGAAGAGATTAATGCTAGATTCTGTACCTCATGTCATGGTAGAATAGCCAAGATTACAAGGGAATATAACAAGAAAGGTGGTACTATGGGTACTGATCCATTCTGGAAACACCTCAAAAAGAAATGGGGTAAAGATTGGGAAGGCAAATTTAAAGAGGGTTGGAATACTAAAGCACGAGATTGATTCTGTCTCTAGTAAAATCGTAATACCTGTGATTATAATCTATTTTCTTTTTACCTTTTTCCAAGTTACCATAAAACCTATCAACTCTAGTTTCATAGTCAGCCTTTCTGCATACTCTAGGATTGAAAAACAATTTATTCTTCTTTACATCATATACTATTTTACCATATTTTACTAATTCTGCCCTATCTTTTAATTCATCTGGAATTACACCATTCCTACAATGAACTATTGTCTTTGATACATTTGCTTTTTCTTTTTGGTCATTTGTGTTAGTTACCACTATAACTTTAAGGTTAGGCACTATGTAAATATCAATAACCTGACAATGAAACATCAAATCTTGAGTATATTGACCATATACCTTATTATATTCATCAATACTCTCATAAACATAGAACGATGTAGCCATAATTTTTTTATACTTATTAGTAATATAATCTTTTATGCTAGAAACCATTGTGTCAAACATAGTACCAGCAGTATTAGTAGCTGTAGGTGCTGGTCTCGTAGCATATTTTAGAAAAATACAAAAGACCAATTCAGACCTTTGTAGAAAAGTCGAGAGATTGCAAAAGACAATCCTCGTCTTGGCAAAGGTAATAGATGCACAGGTAAGATCGGCACACCCCGAAACTGAATCTGATCTAGATGATTTAGTAAAGGAGATGCTATATGAAAACAAGTAGATGGACACGATTAATAGTAAGAGCACTTGGTAATTTTGGTGTTGCTTTTTTTAGTCCATTAGTAGGTGGTAATTTGGCAGAGACAATGTTTAATCTAAATATGACAATAGACCAATTAGTTGTTATATCATTCTTCAGTGCAATATTTGTAACTGGATTATCAGTCAGTAGACAAGCTGTAGAATGGTCAAAGGAGAAAGAAATTGATAAAAAAGCAGAAAGAAAAAGAAAGCGAAAAAAAGAAGAAAATAGTTAAAATTTTGGATTCCATGCTTACGATTTAGCGTAAGTTTTATATAGTCCATAGTTTTTACTAATACCTATGGCATTAGAACCATTACTATTGGCAGTAATCTGCACAGTAGCTGGATCAGTGTTGAACACCATTAGAGGTTATCTAAACTCAGAGGGAGAATCCTACTCTGCTAGAAAACTTGTAGGTGCAATCATTGTTTCAGCATTTGCTGGTATTGCAATAGCACAAGCTATAGCAATCGATGGCATGAATGAAGTTGGAATTGCAATTATTGGTTTAACTTCAGGTTTCGCTATTGATTATGCTGTAAGCAAAGCAAAAAAAGAAACACTCGGATAACCTTATCCACCCTTTTTTTATTAAAATTTATATACGATCAGACAGCCTTAATATATAATGACTGACGAGTTGTTTTTCAGCAAACTAGTTACCAAATCACTACATCCAGTTCATGGTAGCGATAGATTCTTTGAGGGCTATCTGACCGTAGAGGTTAAGGATAAACAGGGCGAAATAACAATCGTTGATGAACTCATTAAGGTACTGCCTATTTGGATGGACAGAGGAGCACCAATTACCGATACTCATAGTAATCGAGTAATAGGCAAAGGTATCAATTACCAACAAACCGTCTATAAGGCAGTTGATGGAGAGGAATATCCAGCAATTAAAATCATAGGAAAAATCCACAATGACTATGAGTTGGATAATGAAATATGGAAAAGAATTACAAGTGGAGAATACAAAGGTCTATCATTTGGTGGTGCAACCAAAAGCAGTAGAACACCATTTAGAATGAAAGACGGATCATTAGCATATCAATTAAAAGATTTAGAACATTATGAGGTCGCAGTATGTAAAGACCCTGCTGTACCATTAGCATTAATCACTGATTATAATCCAGTAGCAAAAGCACTTACTGATAATTATACAATGCACTCTGAGGGTAAAATGCTCATCAGATGTAGTAACTTTGGCTGTATGGTAGAGAAATCACATGGAGATGCATTTGATAATGGAGAAAAAGCAAGGGCAGTTATTGAAAGAGAACATGAATTAAAAGGAGAGAAACCTGATGAAGATGAAAAGAAAATACATGAAAAAGTTATAGAAGAAAAAGAAGAAGAGGGTAGAGATAAAGACGTTGGATCTGACGTAGATGAGGGTAAAGTTACCAAAGATGCAGATCATTCAACAAGATTACATGGTACTAGAGGATTAGGATCTGATCCAGAAGCACAACATAAAGAATCAGAACAAGTAACTGTGCAAGAAGAAGATAAAGAAGATAAGAATAAAGCATGTTGGGAAGATTATAGACAAGATGGTTTCAAAAAAATTGGAGATAGAACAGTTCCTAACTGTGTAAAGAAAGCAGAATATCAAGGAGAATTATTAAATAAAGAAGTTAAAGACGGAGTATTTCAAGGTAACATTTCAAATGCACAGTTTGCGGGTAACAATAAAGAAGAATCATTTCAAAAAGGAGAACGTAAAAGACAATATATGAATACAGACGATGCAGTTAAATTAATAGCTGAGCCAGCAAATGAATCGTATGTTGCAAGACGAGCAGAAGAACTTAAACAACCTAATGCAAATGCAAAAATGACAAACATCACTGTTGATCCAGAAGGAAAAATTAGACACATAGATGGTAGACATGAATTACATGCGATGCATAGAGCAGGAGTTAAAACAGTTCCAATACAAGTTCGTGAAGATAGTAGAAGAGAAGATCCTGAAAGATTATCAAATATAGATTTAAACGATCCTAATTTAATAGGAGAAGAAAAATGGAGAAAGAAAGCAGAATATCAAGGAGAAGAAGTAGAACTAAATAAACCAATGAGAGATGATGGAGATAAGAAATTCAAAGTATATGTAGAAGACCCATCAAGTGGAAAAGTTGTAATTGTAAGATTTGGAGATCCAAATATGGAAATTAAACGTGATGATCCTGAAAGAAGAGCATCATTTAGAGCAAGACATGATTGTGATAATGCTAAAGATATTACTACACCTCAATACTGGTCATGTAAAATGTGGGAAAAAGAATCAACAGTAACAGAGAATACCAACAAGGCTGATGATAAAAAAGAACATGTAGACCTATCAGATCATGAAAAATATCCAACATTCCAAAGTAAGGTAGATGCAATAGTGGCAAATCAAGGAATATCAGAAGAATCAGCAAAAAAGATAGTAGGTTCTAAGATGAAATCACATAAAAAAGCGATAGATTCATATAAAAATGCCACAAACTTTATAAATACACTTATTAAAGATTTAAATAACAACATGGTCGAAGAATCCGAATCTAAACATGAATCTGCTTCCCACGAGGAAGAAGAGAAAAAGGAAGACAAGGAAGAATCCAAAGAAAAGGTTGAAAAATCATTCCAAGAAGCAATTAAATCTAACTTCGAAGCAGTTACTGAAGTAATTCAGTCACTCGCAGAAACACAAAAGAGCGTTCAAGCAACACTCAAAAGTGTAGATGATAGACTTAAAGCACTGGAGACACCAACAGACTTACCTTTAAAGCCAGCTACAACTGACTCTGAAGATATTGGTGCTGATGTCAAAGTTCCAGCAGAACCATACGTTTCTAACTCAGAACAAGCTGAATTAGATGCAGATGGTGCTGAACATGGAAAAGATCAATCAAGCTTATCTATGCAAGAAAAACACTTCACTACTGAAACACCAAGACCATCTGCTTCTGTTAATCCAATTAACAAAAGTGCAAAAGATTTCAACTTGGTATTGAAAGATGCTAGAGAATCTGGCGATCTATCAGCAGTAGCAAGGGATATTCTCGCTGGAAAATATACACCCGACTTAAAAAGTGAGGACTGGTACTAATGGTTCAAATCAAAACGATTGACGAATTAGAAGCCATGTATTATGGATTCAATAGAAACCTCATCCAAAAAGCTGATGCACCTATCACAACTGCCACTAGTGGTACTTTTAATGCCATTTTTGGTGCTTATGCATGGGCTCAACTAAACCTCGAGGCAAATGCTTTTGGTATCTTACCAAAATATCCTTGGGATAAATCTGGATGGCGTGTAATTACTGCAAGAGCACCAGCACTAGCTGATGCATCATCAGGTAATAACACTGGTCTCGGTGGTACAACCGAGGGTGGTTTAATTGCTGACACTGTTAAACCAACTATTCAAGAACTAGATGTAAAACCAAAGACAGCTCAACTGCCTTTCAGTGCATCTGAAGTTATGGAATGGATGGCAACACACACCAAAGACGATATTTGGGGTGGACTAGGTTCACTCAGATTGTTTATGGCTGTTCAGCACAAAGAAAACATAAACAAGATGCTTCTCGCCGATGTAGAAAGTCAGGCTTCTGGAGCTTCTGCCGATTTCACTGGTTCATTAGACTTTGAATCACTTGATAGAATCGTATCAAGCGATGCAGAGGAAGATGCATTAGGTGGCACATACGACAATTATTATGATTGTTGGGCTAAGATCGACAGAGACAGTGGTACTGATTTTGACTCAACAGTTGAATCAGCTTCAGGTACAATAGGTACTGATGGTGTCCTAACCGACGATACTCTAAGAACTTTCTTAAGAAAGATTAGAAAATCTGCTGGTAAAGATCCAAACGTATTCTTAGGTTCACATGAGGTCTATTCTGAAATACAAGGCTTATACATGCCATCTGTAAGAATTGCAAATCCTTACGGAGAAGCACTCGTACAAGTTGATGTAAACGGAATTAGTACATTCAAAGGAACTGGTGTTGGTATTCACGTTGACTCAATTTACGGAATTCCATTCATTCCAACCAAAGATGCACCTACTGGTGGTGGCAACGAAGTTGGAAGACTCTTCGCACTTGATACAAGTGATGCAGAGGGATATGGTTATCCAAGAATTGGTATTCAAATCGCAATTCCAACAGAGTATTACGAAGCAACTCGTAGAACTCCAGCATACCCATTCGTCAACAATGCATTTGTTGAGAAAGGTGTGTTCAGAACTATGGGAGAAACTGTCTGTAGACACTTCAAGGCTCAGGGTAAAATTAGAGATATTAAACTCTAAAATTCCTAAATCCAAATTTTTTCTTTTTTATTTTATTTTCACAAGGTATTTATACCTGAATAGTCTATAAATATCATGGGATCATGTATATGTAAAAATTATTGTGAAAGAATTGCAATCAAAGTATTTGCAACAAATGCTTATGATGGTAATGCTTATTGTAGTAGATGCTGTGTTTGGTTGAAAACTTCTGATCTCATATTGAAAAATAGATGTCCATGTTGCCATCAAAATGCAAGACAGAAAAAAAGATACATTAGAACAAAACAAGTCAAACGTATTGATTAACATCGATGATTAACATACGGTTTTCTTTATATACTGTTTGTGCCTGATTAATATTTATATTCTATTAATTCAATATATACCTATGGCACAAATGCCAGCTCTAATACCAAAGGAAGTAGAAATCCAGAGACTAAAGAAAATCTGGCTCATAGTGATCGCTATGGGTTCAACTGCTGTCTCAGTAGAGGTAGATAACTTTGTCGATGGTTCACTTCATCAAACATCCATTAGAGATTCTGCATTTACCCCTGCACACTGGTGGCTATATTCACACTTTGTAGCATTACCTTTAGGATGGGGTTCAGTAGCAATCTATGATAGGAAAGTTCCTATTCTTAGAGGTGTAAACAATTCAATGAATACTGGATTGAAAATGACCATTCTTGGTTATTTGGCTACAATGTTTACTATTGGTGTAAACGAAATGTGGCACTTTTGGTTCGTTGAAGAAATATTTGCAGTACCTAATCACTGGATGTTTAACATGGGTGTTGTAGTTGCTTTCATGGGTGCACTAGCTTATGTCGTAAGAGTATATGCTAGACTGGTTGAACTTGGATGTGAAACACCAAGTGAAAATCCATACGTTGCAGAAATGTATAAGATGGCACTAGAGGGAAAGCTGTACAGCAGATCAATCCCATAAACTTATTTTTTTAAAAAAAGATTGGTTTATATAAGAGGTTAATTATTATAGATATAATGATTAGAACAATCACAGCATTAACTGCTTTGGCATTGATAACAACAATGTCTTTTGCAAATGCAGAAACACCTGAAACTGTAACCGTAACAGAGTTTCCATTTGAAGTAAGTGTTCTTGAGGGTGGAAGTATTACTTTCACAAATAATGGTACAACTACAATGGATTTTGTAAGTTATGGTTGGTTTGATGGAAGTGTTCAACCAAATGAATCTTTGACTATAGATTTGCCAATCACTGATTGTGGAAATGTCTGCTTCTTTGCAGAGGATTACTACATTAGAGATTTATCTACAGGTGATTACAGCATATTACATATTATTGCAAAACCAGTAATAGTTGAAGTAATATCAGAGCCTGTAGTAATAGAAGAGTCATTACAAGTTGAAGAAACAATAGTAACTGAAGATGATGGTATCTACAATGTTGCATTGATTAATGAAGATCCAGATATGATCACATTACAATTACAACTTGCAGAAATAACAAGTGACTTAAATTCAGCACTTGAGCAATTAGCATTAAAAAATGCAGAAATTTCATCACTTCAAACTCAAATTGAATTTATTAATTCAACATCAGTTGACACTACATACACCGAGCAGTTAGAATCTCAAATAGTTTCAATTACAGCAGAAAAAGACAAATGGAAACAACTAGCAAATAGTTGGTACACTGTAGCTATGGAACAACTGAGAGTAATGGTACAAGTCTTAGGACTTTAACCATTTCCTATATTTTTTCCTATTTTAATACAGAAAGGATTCTGACAATAATATATTGTTCTACCTTTTGGACTTTTTACAGAATATGCTATCATACAACAATCTTCACAAAGTTTAACATGTTTTGTATTTAGCACAATATACTTATATACTAGTCAATTATATAAAATTTATGGCTATAACTTCATCTGTAAGTGATTGGACATCAGCTAACGTTTCAAAAACTTTGAGCGTTCAGTCTGCATTGACCTCAAAATTGAGAGTCTACAAAATCAAATGCACAGCAGGGGGTAGCGATACTTATGCAACAAACGGTAATTCAGCCGATGTAAAACAAGGAAGAATTAGCACATTAGTATCTGTTATTCCAGAATATAGTAGCACTGACTATATCGTCAAATACGATAAAGCCAATGAAAAGATCATTCTTATTGATCCTACTACTGGTGCTGAAATTGCAAATGCAACATCTATTGCAAGTGCAACATTTGAATTCCTAGTATTTGGCTACTAGAGTCCGTAACAGCCTTATTTTTATTTAATCTTTATATATTAGGAAATAATAGTTTATTCATGGTCGAATATAATCATAATGCAATAACAGTCGGTTCAGCAGATGCCACTATTAAAGCAAGTCATGGTGTAGTAGTTGCAGTTCATGTCACATTAAAAGGATCAGCAGGAGATAAACTCGTATTAAGAAATGGAACAAGTAATACTGATCCTATCGAATTTGAAGTACATGGAGAAGAAGTTCAAAATGTCATCGAAATAAACAGAAGATTTGAAAACGGTATTAGAGCAGATTTTACTGGTAATACAGCACGTTATATAGTGGTTTACAAGTAATAAATTTAAATACTTAGATTAACCATATAAGTTATGGCAACTACTTACTGCACAGTAGCCGATGTAGCAGACTATTTAAGGACAGCAATTACTGCAACTACTAGTCCAAATAAGACTCAAGTAGAGAAAATTATTAACAGAAAAGAGGGAGAGTTTGAAAGAAGAACTGGTCATGCTTGGAGAACAAAAACTTCCAAAGATGAAGTTTATGATTTACCTCTATCATACATATACGGATGGGGTGTTCCAATAAATCTTAAACATAGAAACTGTTTATACTTTGATCCAGATCAAGGAGACAAAATAGAAATTTGGCAAGGTTCTAATTCTATTTGGAATAATGTTGTTAGTAATACTGGTTCTTGGGATTTTGAGCCACATCTAGGAAAATTATACTTGAGAGGTTATTTGTTTTCTATACTAAGACAATCTAGACTTAGAGTAACATATAGATATGGTGGAGAAGATTATGGTGGAGATACAACAATTCCAGACGACATAAAAGATTGTATAATCAAAATGACATGTCTAGAATTAATGAATACAATGTTCACTATGAATGAAGTACCTACTGGTGGTATGGTAGATATTAATTCTGTAAAGAGTGATTGGAAAGAAGATATTGAACAATGTATTACGAATCGTAAAGAAGTATTCGTGATACCTTAATGGGATTTAGTTTTAAAAAATTATTTAGTGGTATAAACGCTAAAATAATGAAATCTGAAGCTGATAGACAAGGTTTAGGTAATAATGTTGAAATAAGAACTGATGGTGATGAATTTAAAACATTTGTTAAAGGAAAAAATTTAGGTAATGAACCTAAAAGACATGGTGTAGCAAAAACAGCAAAGGGTATAATGAATTGGTTTAGAATAAGTAAACAAGAAGCACAATATGATGAACCACCTGATCAAGTAATAAAAGGTAAAATTGTTGGTAAAGAATATGAGGATCTTCCAGAATATTACGAAGATGCTATTTTTCCTGCAACAGCAAGACCTAATATACAGTCTATAATAAAATGGGTAAGAGAGATTAAATTAAACAATATGAATAGTACAGATATATTAAAAGAACTATACGGAGAAAGTTTTGATGAGGATGATATAGTCAAAGATAATACCAATAAAATAGACCATTTGGTTAATTCTATAGCATATAAAATATCAAGAAAGATATGGTATGTGGGTAGAAGACCCTCATCCATGACTGATAGTCAATGGAACGAAATAACCAAACACATGAGACCACCCGAGGGTAGTTATGGTAATAATGATGTTTGGAAAAATTTTAAATATGATGAGACTTATCAATATACATCAGGTGTTATGTAAATGACTATAGCATATTCTATGATAAATAAGACAAAGAGTCTATTAGAGGATAACTGGCAGTTAAGCACAACACCAAATGTAGATTCAGTATGGAATAGAAGAAGCACAGGATTTATAGGTGATAAAAGCGATCAAATAATATTAACTCCTAAATTGGAAAACATAGAATATTACAGTTTATACGGTGTAGACCATTTACATGAAATTACCATAGATTTAGACATTAGAAGTTATCAAGATATAGATAGACATTCAGATGTGGTAGCAGAGGTTTTGAGAATAATCAAGGCTAATATAAGAGGTGGTAATGATTATGTTGATTTAAGAGTATTAAGTAGTGTTTCTAGAAATGAACGTATGAGAAATATGTTTAATCATATAATTACTATAGTATACAGGGTACTCAATCCTTAAAATTTAAATACTAATATAAGCATTTAATAACATGGCTGGTATTGTAACTGGTGCAAAAGCGTATGTAACTTGGGGTTTAGAATCAGGTTACGCACAAGGTGCTACAGTAGACAGACAATTTGGTATTAAACAAGCAGTTAGTAATTTTACTTTAACAAACAATAGAATTGACTTAAACAGATTAGGTCAGATTGAAACAGCAGATTATGCATACGGAACACAAAGTGGATCATTGGGTATTAGTTTTGTTCTAGCAGATTCTGTATCATCATCAATATCACCAGCATCTGCAACAGAATCAGCAGATGATATTTTCTCATTGATTTTTGGTGCTGATAATGCAGGAGTATACGGTGGATTAACACAGGGAGATGCATTAGTAAATTCAAAATCAGCAACAATTAATGTAGGTGTTGATACTGTAGGTGCTGGTCTTAATACTGGCAAAAAAGTAAGAACTTGTAAAGGTTCAATTCTTAACAGTTTATCTATTTCAAGTGCTGTAGGAGATACAGTAAATTGTACAGCAGACTTTACATTTGCAAAAGAATCATTACCAACACTAGTTTATGCAGATGCACAACCAACATATACAACTGTTAATCCTTACACATTTGCACATGCAACATTTAAAGGTGCATTAGGAAGTGCAAGTTCTGTAGGAACAACATCATTAGAATTAATTCAAGATGCTGAAATCAATTTTGGTTTGAATAGTGAAATTTTATACCAATTAGGTGATTTCCAAGGAGTAGATTCATTCAAAAGAAACTTAGATATTACTGGTAGATTTAGATTACCTTGGTCTGATTGGGTATTGTATGAAAGAGTGTTAGCACAAATTGGACAGGGTGAAAGTGCTGGTACTGAAAAACCAAACATCAATGATACTGATGCAACACAGACAAGTGGTACAGCAGATTTGGAATATATGTTTACTAATGGTAATAGAAGCATGAAGATTGAATTAGGTGGAGTATCTATTACTGATATTGGAATCACTGGATTAGAACCAGTAGAGCCAATCTACCAAGAACTAACATTTAAAGCAAAAACCTGTAAAATCACAGTAGACACAACAGGATAACATTTATTAAATCCTTTAATCAATAACTTGTATGGTTATTAAATCATTTGAAATTGATTGGGAAGATGGTAAGGCTACCATTGAATATGAATCCGATTTAACTTTTGGTGACATAGAACATGTTATGAATTCATGTGTAGATATGACTAACATGAATGATATTAAAGTTAAAGTTCCACAATATAGAAGAATGATTTTTCTCAAAGCATTAAGAAAAGCACCATTCACTGTGAATGATAGTAATACTTTAAATAACTTAAAGAACTCAGTAGTAGAGCAAGTTCTTGGGGGATTAATGAATGATTTCCCTTTAGGGAACTTTTTGGAGAACTGGGTGAAAAGTATAACAGGCGAAGTAGATCTGACGAGCATAGGGCAGACATATACTACTTCCTAGCATCTGAGTTTGGCTGGGATAAAGAAAAAGCCGATAGACAACCTCTTTCATACATAAAACTACTAATAGAAAAGCATAACAAACGTATGGAAGAGGAAGAAAGACAAATGAGAAAACTTAAAAAGTAACACTAATATATAAATATCATGTCAACGAATGGTGACTTTAATCAACAACCGAATGAAACTGACGTAGAACAGTTTGATCGTATACTTGAAAAGTTACAAGAATCTTTTATTAAAATAGGTAAAATTACAGATCAATTAACTAAATCACAGTTTGCAAAATTAGTTCAACAGACTAATAGATACATGTCTGATGAGAAAAAACGTATGCATAATCTGGATATGGCACAGAAAAAAATGGAACTTTTAAATGAAAGAACTGAAGCCAGAATAAAAGTAGAAGAAAAAGCGACTAAAAATACTGAAAAACTTTTATCTCTTAGAGAAGCTGAAGCGAGACAAAGAACTAAAGATAAAATGACATTACAAAGGCAACATGCAAGTGATGTAAAAGATCACATATTATTAAGACAGAGAGTGAAAGGTACTACAGATGAATTAAAATTCTTTACAAATGCATTAACAAAAGGTATATCGTTTGGTCAGTTGGGTGGTATGGGATTTCAACAAATATTATCTGCATATAATAGACAAAAAGAACAAGAAGACATAGATGCAAAAATAGATATTATAACACAGCAATTAAAAAAGACATTACCAAAAGAACAACAAGAAGATTTACGAGAAGAATTAAAACATCTAGTAGAAGAAAAAAGGAAAGTGGATGATAGTATGGCTGGTGGTACAGCACAAGGTCTTTTAGGTAAAAGAGGTATGGGTTACCTTAAGAGTATGGGTGAATTTGCTAATAAACATAAAGTAGGAATATTATTAGGTGCTACAAGTGCTGGTATACTGTTAACTGTATTAAAGAAAGCAATAGATGTATCTCCTGTATTTCAATCTATGCTTAAATTACTTAATTTTGGATTCATGTTGATACTCAGACCTATAGGTGATTTCTTTGGTTTTATAATGAGACCAGTTATGATATTATTACTTAGAAAATTCATCATACCATTTTATCAATTTTTATATCCTAAACTTATGAAACTTGGTACAGAAATAGGTGAGTCATTAAGTGGTAAATTAGGTGCTATATTAAGTGGAGATCCTGAAAAAATATTAAAGGAATTTTTTGGTTTTGATAAAGAAAATGATCTATTTACAAACTTTACAAATGCAGTGATAGGTATAACCACAATATTAGGTGGTGCTGGTATTGCTGGTGTTACATTATATGGAAGTTTATTAGCATTTAGAACGTTAGTTGGAACTATTAATACAGCTTTGGAAGCACTTGGATTAAAAGCACCCACCCCACCTACTACAACTGGTAGTGGATCAACTGGATCATCAGGTACAGGTAGTAGTGGTAAAGATACATCAAGTAGATCAGCTATTAAAGAAAGTAAATTTGTTGCTGAGGGTAGTAAAACAACTGGAAAGGGGGAATTTATGGGAAGAGGTACATCTACATCTAAACAAACATTAACAACTGGTAAATTCAGTAACAATCCAGCCATAAAGGCATTTCAAAAATTTGTTGAAAGAGTAAATGAAGTTAAAATTAGAAGAGGGTTTGGTGCAGAATATGTGACGGAACAGATTACAAATTATCTATCAAAAAATACAGCCATACAACAAATGAGTAGAGTTGGAAGTAGATTTAAAAATACAGTTCAAAGTTTTGCAAAAAGATTAGAACCAATAATTAACAGATTAGGTGGAACTCAGGGATTAGCAAAAGGTGGATTTTGGGGACTTGCATTTAAATTAATGGAAGATATGTTTAATATTAAAATAGATGATAATGCTGGTCAAGGAGTTGCCATGGCAAATGGTGGACTTATTACAGAACCAATAATGGGTGTTGGACAAAGAACTGGTAAATCATATTTAATGGGTGAGGCTGGTAATGAATATGTAGTTCCACAAAACAAGATGAATACTGGCGTAAATCTTACAATTAACATTCAAAATATGAGTGGAAATAGAGAAGATATAAATAAGTTAAGAGATGTAGTATTAAGAGTGATGCAAGAATCAAGTAGTAAGATGGTGAGATAATGACATACGATATTTATATTGTTAAAAAAAGTGGTGGGTCAGCATTAAAGATACCAAACATGTCAAACATATCTTATGATTTAAACACACCAGTATCACCAATGCCACTTCCAGAAGAAACACATGAAGAAAATGTATTGTTAAAAATAGAGGGTAACTCTGCTCAAATAAATATAGATTTTAAAATAACACAGCAGACATTGGATGTATTAGGAACTGTAAGTGGTAATGTAGGCAATAGGTCTTTCACACCTGATTCAAGTATGACAAGTCCAATATCAATAATAAACGATATAAAAGATAATTTTGTACCAAAGAGTATAATAGATGCTTATTCTTTTGAGATAGAACATGACAGTAATAGCAACAATAGTTTTAGTCAAGATGGAACTATATCATCAATTAGGTTTAATGTATCAGCAGAATCACCTACAGTATGGAATTGTAATATAATATTTTTTGTAGGAAATGTTGTGGGATTATATGAAGCTAATGTTCCATATCATCCAAGACAAGTATATCTCACAGTTCCAAGTGCTGGAACAATAAATGTATCATGGGTAGCAAGTGACGTATACGCAAATGCAAGTGATATGCCAGCTGTAACAGGTGCATCTGTAAAATATAAAAAATCTGATTCTCCTGTATGGGTGGAATATGGATCTAATCAATATGCAGTTGGTAATGGTGGTGAACCAAGTCCACCAGCAAGTAGTGCATCTACAACTTTAGTTATGTCTGGATTATCAGCAGGAACTTATAAAGTTAAAGTAGCACAGCTCAGTGAAGATTCATACGATTCAAATGTTTATTATTATAAAAATGGAACAGGTACTGGTGGTGTTAAAGAGGTTACTGTTACTTGAGCAAAGTTAAGATATGTCATATTAGAAGAGATACAAACGGAATAATAACACATAGAAGATTCATCAAACCAAAAAGTGCTATTGTACGAAGAGAGGGATCTAGAGCACCTGATAACATGGAGTTTACATCTGATTTAGTTCCACAGTTAAGAGAAAATGATGAAATATATTATATCCAAGATGTTGTAGATACTGATAACTTAGTAGGAATGTATAATTTCTATGGTAACTTTAGAGATGAATCTGGATTTGAACAAGATTTTAATAGATCAAGTGGTATAGATATACCTGAATGTGTTGACAAATCAACTGCTGGTAGTTTGAATGAAAGGTTAAGGTTATCAGATCCATCTGCAACTTCTATGGCAAAAAAATATCGTGGTTTCTACAAAATGACAGAAAACGCAACTTCTGATGATGGTGTTCAAATGAAAAAAGCATTTTATCAACAAAACACAGCAAACTCACCTATAATAGATTTAAGTGGAGATTTTGATATATGGATAGAATATGCATCAAATCTTGATGTTGGTCTTTATACTTTATTAGATTTTTATAATGAAAGCACAAGTAAAGGGTTTATATTACAACTTGATATGGCTAACAATCAGATAAAAATAACATGTAATGATGGTGGAACTGCAAATATTTCTACTGGATCATTTACAGCCAGTACAGATATGCATTTGCTTAGATTTTATAGGCAAGATGGAACTTTAAAATTATACATAGACAAGTCTGAAATAACATTGACTAATAGTTCATTTAGTGGTGACATGAATGACAGTAATCAGTATTGGTATATGTGTAAGAAATATGATGAAAGTACAAGCACTTGGTCTGATGGGTTTTATGGGTGGTTATTTCAATTAAGATTCTATACTCAAGTATTAAGTGATGATGATGCAACTGTTTTATGGACATGTAAAGCACAGCAATTAACAATGAAATTTGGTGGATTCGTGTGGAGAATAGATGATGGTGTAACTAGAAGAATACAATGTAAAGGATGGTCTTCTAAGGTTTTATCTAAAATTATATCACCATCAACAATAACAAACGCACCAAGTTTTTCAGAAGTATCAAGAACTGGTGTCCTATATACTGGTGGTCAGGGAAGTGAAATACTTAGAGATGTGATTGAAAATATAGGTGACAATGAATTTTGTTTTACTACAGAAGAACCCAGTAGTAATCCAATACAATACACGTTTGGATCTCTTAATGCATACGGTACATTGTTAGATTTATTAGAATTTATAATAGTAATGAGCAGTAGTTCTAAAAAATATTTTTTTAATGTTTTACCAAGAAAAACAATAATAATAGATGAAGAATTAGATGCAAATTTAGCATGTAATGATAAAACTTCAGATGTAATAGAGCAATATCATGATGATAGTAGAACTGTAAACATGTTAGAAATATCTGCAAATAACCAAATCAAACATGATGTTTATACTAGACCCTATAGTGCAACTGGAACTGAATATGTTATACAGGGAAGTGATACTTTAAACAATGCAAATAATTCAGATGTTGTAGTAGAGACATTGTTAAAAGCCACAATAAATGGTAATGATGCACCAATCTACATGTCTGATGAAACATTACCAAGTGGACAATATGGTATAAAATTAAATATATCTAGAGATAAATTTGAAATTTCATCTCCAAATTCCACTGGAAATACAGTTAAACTTTGGTTTACATTTAGATATTTTATATTAAATGCATTGTCAACTATACAAGTTATAACTGATCCAACATCTGTGAATACTATAGGGGAATATCCTAGAAGAATTAATGTAAAACAATTAGATGATGGTATAAATTTAGGTATATTTGCAAATAGATACCTTAATTTATATAAAAATGTAAAGAAAAGAGTAAAAGTAAGATTTAACGGATTAGTTAATTCTGTAACAATAGGTCAAAAACTACCAGTTCACTATGTAACAAAAAAATTATATACATCATACGATCCCAGCACTGAAGAAATTGAGCCAGAAAGACTTAACGTATCATCCATAGAATATAGATACCCCGAGGGAATAACTATATTGGAACTTGGTGAAAATGAATTTAACACGTTTGATTTAGAGAAAATAACGATTGAGGGATTAAGAGGTGTGGATAATTCAATCAGTAAAAATACCTTAATTTGACATAATATTTAAATACAACAAATTCTTAGGGAATAACATGATGTTAATTCAAGGAAATGGAAAATCACTTCCAACAGAAATCGATCCAAAAAATAATATTTGTTTAGTAGTTACTCACCAAGACGGAAGTAAAGAATGGTGGTATGGTTCAAACATTGTAACCAATGACGGTGATATTTATTATGCCAAGAAATCAGCAGGAGAAACCCCATCTTCAAACGAAGACTTTGGTGCTTCAGCATGTGTTTTACAAAATCCATCTTCAGCAGATACACTAGCAAAGACCGATACCTATGGTAGCGTAAACTCTCCAATTACCACAACTGGTGCTGTTCAAGGCTTATACGCAGGTTATCCAAAAACAAATGATGGAGATTCAGATAATACAGGTGCTTCAGCAGATGCAGTATCTTACAGATTTGACTGGGCAACAAACCAAATCGATACATCAGCAGGAAACCCAATCACAGGTGGAGCAATTTATGATATTGGACAAACAAGCCCAGTATCAGGTACTAAAATCCTAACACACTGGAACTTTAGTAGCCCATCAAGTTTCCACAAGACAAGCACAGATACACTCAAACTATTCGTGAATCACACATTCAACGGAGTATAACCACACCATGTTTAATTCATGGGGTGTGTTCAATCTTTTAGAACGATTGAATATGAAATTTCCAAAAGCCACTGGTGGTCTTGATGATAAAGTTAGATACGAAGAAAAAGTAAACTTTGTATTAAAGAAAGCAGATAATAAAGAAATAAGAGGTCATAGTTAATGGCACGTAAAGCAATCTATAAACACGCAACTCAGGTAGATACTAATACATATCCTGATGATGGTTCTTCTCCAGTCGGTTCTAATGAATGGAATGAAGCACCAGATGCAGAGGGAATGTTGGGGTTCTCTCCACAAACAGCAACAATTACAATTTCTTCAGGAGCATTAGCAGTTACAGATTCAGTATGTGTAGCTTCAGCAGAAACAGGAACTACTGATACGATTGATACTATTTCTATTACAGATACAAGTGAATACGATTTACTTTATCTCTTTGCAGATGCAGGAGATACAATTACATTAACAAATACAAGTTCACCATCAGTAAGTGGACAAATTAGGACAGTTTCTAACGCAAATGAGACACTATCAACAACAAGTCCTACAATCCTTATTCGTAAGGGTAACTATTGGTATGGATATGGTGGTGGTGTAGTCAACGCATTAAACGATGTTGGAGATGTCACAATTACAAGTGCAACACAATATCAAACTCTAGTCTATAACGGTTCAGCTTGGATTAATAATTCTCCAGATAAATTATTTTATGTATGTAAAAACGCTGGTGGTTCAACTATTGCAAAAGGCAAATTTGTTTACATTAGTGGTTATAATACATTAAATTCTTACATTGAAGTTTCTCTAGCAGATAACACAAGTGCTTCAACAATGCCAGCTTTCGGTATCACAATGGAAGCAATTTCAGCAGGTTCAACAGGTAAAGTCTTACAACAAGGTAAGATGACAGGATTAAATACTGATGGTATTGCAGAAGGTACAATACTTTACGTTGGAACTTCTGGCGATTGGGTAACAACAAAACCAACAGGAACCGCATTAATTCAAAATGTCGGTCTAGTGTTAAGAGATGATGCTTCTGATGGACATATACATGTTGGTGGTTCAGGTAGATCAAACGATATTCCAAACATTCCAGATGGAAAGATTTGGATTGGTAACGCAAGTGCAGTAGCAACAGCAGTAACTCCAAGTGGAGACGTAACAATATCTAATGCAGGTGTAACAGCAATAGGTTCAGGTGTAATTGAAAACGCAGATATTTCTGCAAGTGCAGGAATCGCACATTCTAAACTAGCAAACCTTACTGACAGTTATGTCCTAGTAGGTAACAGTTCTAACGTTCCAACAGGTGTAGCAATCAGTGGAGATGTAACACTAGCCAACACAGGTGCAACAACTGTAACTGACTTGACAATTTCAAGTGAAGCACAGGGAGATATTTTATACTTTAACGGAACTAATTGGGTTAGATTACCAGCAGGAACTTCAGGTAAAGTTTTACAGACCAATGGTGCAGGAGCAAACCCATCATGGGAAACAGCATCAGGTGGTGGAGCAACAATCGTTCACACATATACAAATACTACAAACACATCATACACAGGAACAGCTTCAAGTTTCGGAACTGTCGGTGTAGGTGACAGAGATATTTACATTAAAAAGATTGATGCCAACAATGAGGGAGTCTTTACAAAGATTTGGAAGAACGGATCAGCAGTAGAGGTTCAAATTGCATAGATGTGGTGATGATGGAAAATGACTATCACTTATCATGCAGGGCGTAGGATTCAAGGACTAAGTGGAGAACAAAATAAATATACTACTACTACCACATACAATAATGCTAATGATACTGTTGTATCTGTAAGATCGCTTTATTCTAACCCATTAATATCTAATGGAGAGGGAGAAAGAGTTGGGGTAAGAATTAATGCTGGACATTCATCAATAGGAACAAAAGTAAAAAAAATCAAAGCTAAAATTGCAAAACATGGAACATTGGTAGGTAATTATGAAATCACAATAAGAGATAGTAATGATACAATTAAAGGAATTGCATCAGCAACAGCAAACAATCTTACTACAAGTTACACAACAGTTGAACATGAACTTGATAATGTAGTTACAATAGAAACAGGAGATAGAATTTCAATAGAATATGATGGAACAACAAGAACTGCAAACGGTCTTGATCTTGGAACTGCTTCATCAAATTGGGAAACTAATACAACTCAACAATTATACTCAACAGGTGGTGGTTGGGTAAATGATCCAGATGGTAGTATTGGAAGAAAATTTATGTTCACTTTTGATTCTACTCCTGTAACAGATGCCGGTGGTATTACAAACGTTCAATCAGGTTCAAGATTTGAAGAAACTGATACACGAAAGATTTACTATGGAGCATTACCAAGTGTAACCTATGAAACTGATTTTTCATCAACAACAGGTTGGTCACTAAATGGTGGTAGTTATACAGGGATTTCTAATGGTGTTTATAATTGGGATATATTAACGGGTCTTAATAATGAAGTAAGAGGTGCATGGTATCCTATAACAACAGCAGATGATTCAAAATGGGTTTTAAGATTTAAGTTGGGTATTGATACTCTAACACCGAGCGGTAGTCCTGATCCTGATTCATCACAATTAATTGTTATATTGAGTGATACTGGTGCAAATACCTACTATCCTTATGACGCAATAGGATTTAGTTTTTATTTAGGTGGTGGTGGTTCATGGGCTCCAAAGTTCTACCTATGGGGTAGTGATTCTTATTATATAATATCCCCATCATCAACTGCTGTAACAGCTTATACAACAACCCCATCTACTGGCACATATTATATTGAATTAATCAGAAATTCCTCAACTTCTGTAACTGGAACAATTTATTCTGATTCAAATTATAGCACAGTAGTTGAATCTAAAACAATCACAATACCCTCAACAATACAATCGTTAGACAATATACAAATATGTGTTTTTGACGGTAACAATTCAGGTTCATACACAGCTAACGGTTATATTGATGACCTTAAATTCTATAACGGAGTAACATCTACTGGCTTTACATGGACAGAGGAAGTTTAAATTTGACGGAGTTGTATGAATAAACATGGCACAGATAAAATACTTGGACAGCAGAAGAATCATGGGAGAATCAGATGGAACAGATATTGCTCCTACATTTGAAGATGATTTTAGTTCTGATAATTGGACAGATGCCACAGGAGATACAGGTGTAAATACGACCACAGGTAAATTTGAATTTGATTTAGCAAGAACAACTACAAATCAATCTAGTTACGTTGATATTGGTTCAACAGTAAGTGATACAGAATGGATTTTAAGAATACATGATTTAAAAATAACAACAAAATCAGGTGGTATAGAAGTATTTATTGGAATTTCATCTAATACATCTGGAGCAACAACAGCACAAGATTTTATCGGTGTAGCATTTGGAGATAATACAGCAAATCCATTAGCATACGGTGTTGATGCAGATAATAGTAGTATAACAAGAATAGGTGGAGATTACACATATACAACAAACACATCTTATTATGTAGAAGTAATTAGAACATCACCAACTAATTATGATGTTAAAATTTACAGTGATAGTAATTTTTCATCATTATTGTTTTCACAATCATATACTTGCACTTCAACAACCATATCATTAAGATATTTAAAAGTAGCAAACGCTATGGCTTCTGGATCAACAGAAGATTTAGTTGGTTCATTTGATAAGATAACACTTTTTGACGGAGTAACATCTGTAACAACAGGAAAACCAAAAGCACCATTATCACTATCAGGTTGTAAAGCATATTACAACTTTGAACAAACAAGTGGTAGTCTTACAAATATAGCAACAACAGCTAACGGATTTGCTGACGGTCTAGGTAGTAGTGCAGATGGAACTAACAACGGAGCAACAACAGGAGTAACAGGCAAAGTAGGTTCTTATGCTTGGGATTTTGATGGAACAAATGACTATGTTGAGTTAACTTCATCTACATCTAATTGGAATTTTCTACATAATGGTGGTAGTCATAGTTATTCATATTGGATAAAATTAGGAAACACCGGTGGTATCCCTGAATATCTTTTGTTTGACATTTCATGGTCAGGCGATATTGGTATTGCTATGACGGTAAATTCATCAGATCAAATACAATATTCAATTTACAGAGGTGCGTCAGGCACTTGGGTTGTTAGTGGTGCTTCATCAACATCATTAGATACTAATTGGCACCATGTAGCAATTACTTATGATGGAAGTAACGCAAGAATTTACATTGATGGTTCACTTGATTCAACAATAGCTAAAACTGCAAATGCACCAAGTTCATCAAATTCTACTTATTCATTAAAAATAGGTGCAACAGCAGATATTACAAGTTTTGCTGATGTTAGTCTTGATGAACTTGCAATATTTAATAGAGTATTAACAGCAGATGAAATATCAGCACTATACAATGGTGGAACAGGAGTAGCAGTAAATGATTCAAGCATACTAGCAAAACCTGAAACCAACAGTATCTTTGTTGAAACTGATGGTGGAAGAAAATACTTATTTGATGGATCAGAATGGTATTTAACTTTAAAAGGTGGTTCAGGTTATGCAACAAGAGCTGTATTTAGTGGTGGTTTTACAGGTAGTGAATCTAATACAATAGATTATGTTACAATACAAACTACAGGTAATGCTACAGATTTTGGAGATTTAGTATATGCAAGACATTATGTTGGAGCAACAAGTGATACAAGTAGAGGTGTAACTACTGGTGGTTTTGATGGTACTAGCACATATTCAACTATTGATTATTACACAATAGCTACTCCAGCTAATGCACAAACTTTTGGATCTTTGACAATAGGAAAGTCAACATACGATTCATGTGTGTGTGATTCAGTAAATGTTTTACAATTTGGTGGTTATACAGGTGCTACAGCAACAGCAACTATAGATTATTTTGGAATAAGATCATTAGGAAATGCTTCTACTTTTGGTAATTTAGCAACAGCACTTTACGCTAAGTTTGGTCTTGATGATACATTTAGAGCTGTTACAGGTGGTGGTGGTGGATATAATACTGTTATTGATTATGTAACAATGAGGACTCCAAGTAATTCAACTAGTTTTGGAAATTTAACACAAGGTAGAGGTTGGTCAGGTGCTACAGCATCTACAACAAGGGGTGTCATTGGTGGTGGTGATTCAGGATCTGTAAGTAATGTAATAGATTATGTAACAATACAGACTACAGGAAATGCTACTGACTTTGGAGATTTGTCAGTAGCAAGAGCTTATCTTTCAGCAACAGGTGACAGAAGTAGAGGATTGTTTGGTGGTGGATCATCAGATTATACAAATGGTAACAATACTATGGATTATATTACAATCTCTACTACAGGAAATGCTACAGATTTTGGAGATTTAACAGTGGCAAGATTTGGTGTAGCAGGGTGTTCAGGTAAGTAAAATGAATGACATAACAATATTTAACAGTATTCCAGAACTTGCAACACTTGACAAACAACAGGTGGCAAAGATTACAAGTAGATTACCTGAATACCATAGAGGTAAGGCACTTATTGGTCACAGCACAAGTCAAACAAGTTATTCACTTCAAACAATGAACATGATTTCTGATAGTCCATTATCAAGAATGAAACAATGTCTTGCACAGATAGGAAAAAAATATGAAGCATTAAGAGAAGCATATTTTAAAGTTGAAGAACATAAATTGGAAATTAAAGAAATGGTAAAAAACAAAGACGAAAAATCACAATTAAGAGTAAGAGAACTTGAATCATTAATAGAATCTATTTCAATATCTATGGAAAACGCATTAAGAGAAATAGGAATGTTTCAAAATATGTATGACAGTATCAAAGAGAAAAACAACATACCTGATAATTGGTCGGAGAAAGACTTTGAAAATCAAGAAATTGAACACATGATTAAATCATCATTTAGATTAGCAATACAGGATTTATCATCAAGTGGTAGAGTATCAAAAGCAGTAGTAGAATATTGGGAACAGTTGGGAATCCACCCACAAGTAGGAGAAATCAGAGCAAGAAACTATCTAGTATTAATTCAGAATAAAATTAACAATGCAGAACAAGTAACTATAAATGATATGTATGAATTTTTAGATGCTATGGTCAAAGAATTTGGACAGGAATACAAGAAAGCACTAGAAAGAATAGGACTAACAGAACTTGGTTCAGAGGAATTTATGGCAAAGGGAGTGACTAAACCACAATGAGCCAAGAATACTATGACCATTTGAACGAGGATAAAATCTTTATACATAGTAATAGTGAATATAAGGTGAGATTATCATGGTAGATTGGTTAGCAGGAAAAAGAGCAAAGGGAACAAGTAGTGAAAGAACAGGATTAGGAACTCCGTTAGCATTTACAGATACAACTGTTAGTAAAACAGGTGTTAAAGTATATTATAATTTTGAACAAACAAGTGGTAGTCTTACAAACATAGCAACAACAGGTAACGGATTTAGTGATGGTCTTGGAAGTAGTCTTGATGCAACTGTAACTGGTTCTCCTACAAGAACCACAACAGGTAAATTAGGTTCTTATGCAACAACAGGTGTAAATGGTGCT